TTTTGCACTTCCGTCCAAAACAACCCATGCTATAAACATTCCTAATAGAGTCCAAAGCTGATCGATCATATCTTGAATTACTTTTTTGATATAGTTAATCATTCTTTCTTCTCCTCATTCCTTTGGAGTCACCAGAGGCTCCTCCTCCACCTGAACCACCTGAGTTACCCCCGCCTGAGCGAGAGCCTCCCGTAGATCCTCCAGTGGATGCGCCTGCTACGGCGCCAACAGCATTTAATGCTGCTCCTGTTGCTACGACTGTAGCCACAACCATTTTTGTTGCTTCTTCTCTTTCGCCTTCTGTCATATCCGCACCAATACTGCCAAGTGCTTCTAATGCTGCTCCTGGGTTATTAAATAATTCTGCTGCAAATGCTGCTGGATCTGATATCAATTCTACTTGTACAGCAACTTCTGCTGTAATAACAACTGCTTCACCATTTTCAGATGTACGAACATCTACTGGTGTATCTGGTGGTAAATCTGCTAATTTAATTCCAGCCTCGGCTACCTGTTCTTTAGTTAGGTTTTCACCTTCTGGAACTGATTGAATTAATGCATCAGCAACAATATCTTTTTCTGCTTCAGATAATTTACCATCTGAACTGGCCAGTGCAACAATTGCTGCAACATCTTCTTTTGATACTTCTCCATCTGACGCAAGGGCTTTTAACACAGCCTCTTGGTCCGCTATTGAAACTTTTCCATCTGCTGCTAATGCATCAATTAATTGATCAGTTTCTTTTGCATCAATTTCTCCATCTGCTGACATTGCATCTGCAATATCTGCAACTTCTGTACTGTCTAATTTACCGTCTGCTAATGCATCATCAACAGTATTGTTTACATCTTCTATTGATCCCGCCTCTGGCTCAATCGCAGGTGGCTCTTCTGCAGGGGGTTCTTCTGCAGGTGGCTCAACCACAGGTGGTTCTTCTGCAGGTGGCTCAACCACAGGTGGTTCTTCTGCAGGTGGTTCAACCGCAGGTGGCTCAACCGCAGGTGGTTCTTCTGCAGGTGGTTCTTCTGCAGGTGGCTCAACCGCAGGTGGTTCTTCTGCAGGTGGTTCAACCGCAGGTGGCTCAACCGCAGGTGGAGTAGGAGCTGGTGCAGGTGCTGGAATTACATTAATTACTGTTTGTGCCTCTGCAATTATTGCAGGTGCAGTAGTTACTTTTTCTACTGCTGTAGAAACAATTGCAAGATCTGCTACTTTTGCAGTTAATATTGTATTTGCTGTTGCTAATGCAGTCACAGTATTTTGTGAAACTGTTGCAATAGGAGCAATTACTGTATTTGTATTTATTGTATTTGCTGCTACAACTGCTGTAATTGCTGAGTTTAATGTAGCAATTTGTGCATTTGCCGTATCAATTGCTGCCAATACTGTTGCATTGTCTGGATCAGGGGTAGGAGTAAATGCGGAGCCCTGAGTAATTGTTCCAGTAAAACCTGTTGTGGTGCTTGTATTAGCAATAGCTGTTACGGCACCCCCAGCTGTCTCTCTTACGTTAAACCTAGCACCATTTGGTATTGGCCCAGTCACACTTACATCTGCTTGCCATGCGCCATCTGCTGGGTTTACATCTGCATTAAATCTAATTTGAGTCATTTGAGTATCAGCAGTTCTTAAAGGATATACACGAACATCCCAAGCAACTGAAAGGGTGTTAGTTGTTGTTGAGTAGGTAACTCCAGAGCCATTACTCCATGTAGTCCAATCATATCCCGCTACAGAAATAGAAGGTGCATTAGGAGTAGAATAATAATTTGGGCCCTCATTTACACCAAAAGTAATAGTAGCATTAGATCCAACATAAACATTATTATATGTAACTCCGCCCATCTGTAAATTAAATGGAAGGTTCATTCGAACACCAGCATCGTCTACATTGGATAAAACATTTGTGGTTGTACCAATAGTTGCTGCAAGGGCATTAACTGCATCTTGAGCATTATTAATTGCTACGTTTGCTTGAGTTAATTGTGTTTGAGCCTCTGTTCGTGCAGGTGTTATTGCTGCTACTGCCGTGGTTGCCGTTGCAACTGTAGCTGTGGCAGTATCTACAGATGTTTGTGCTGTTTGAATTAAAGTAGTTGCTGTCTCTGATTGTGCAACTTCTACCGCAATTGCAGTTGCTACCTGAGTAACCGTAGTTGGCGCTTCTGTCATTAAGGGAGTTGCTGTGGCTATAACTGTAGACGTTGCTGATTCAATTACAGGTACTGCTGCAGTAATTACTGCCTGTGCTGTAATTACTTCTGGTGTTTGAGTTGTAGATGTTACTGGAATTGCAGCCACTGCCTGTGTGACAGATGCTATTGTTGATGTAACTGTTTGAACAACTGTTGTTGCTGTTTCTACGGCTGAGGATACATTTGATACTTCTGCTACCGCAGCCGTCGCTGCTGCTACCGCTGTATTTGCTGCTGCTACGGCTGTATTAGATGCTGTTACCGCTTGCACAGCTGTTGCTATTGTTACTGTTGCTGTATCCGATGCAGCTGCGGCTTGTGCAACTTCTGTCGTTGCAGTTGCGATTGCTGTATTGACCGCTTGTTGTGCTGGGCTTACAACAACTTGCTCTGAGGGGGCTGGTGGCTCATTAGCATTAGCAAAGTTAGGGCTAAAAAGGAAAAGCCAGCCGATTATAAAAAGGCTGGTAAAAAAATACTTTAGCTTTCTAGTCAATTAGGATCTCCTAAGTAAAACAATATTTTTGTTTACTTAGTAATTATAGCAGAGTGTTAGTTTAAATTACTTAGGATTATCTGTTTTATAAAAGCCATTACCTTTAAACTGTATACCAAATGGAGTAAAGTGTCTTGTCATTTCTGAATCACATTCTACACATGTATAACCTGGATCTTCATCTTTAATTGATCTATGCGTTGACATTGTTGGATGTGCATCATCATATGAGCACTTGTATTCGTATACTGGCATTACCTATCCTTTAATTATAGTGAGCAGTTTAAGGACTTACTCAGGTCCATCCTGCGGGTAACGGCCCGCTATCTGCGACTCCCCAGTGACGGGGTGCAGATTTCTATTATACCTTACTTGATTTTAATTGTTTTAGGCTTCTTTTCTTCTGGAACAACTCGTTCTACAAAAATATTAAGAAGACCGTTTTCTAAAGAAGCATTTGTAACTTCCATATACTCACCTAATGCAAAGGTGCGAGTAAACTTCCTGGCAGCAATTCCTTTATGAACTACATGCTTTGGAGCATCCTCTGTAAGATCTTTTCTTTCACCTTTAACCACGAGTGTTCCATTATCAACTTGAACCGAGATGTCTTCTTTGCCAAAACCAGCTACTGCTAGAGTGACAACGTATTCATCATCATCATGTTGAAAAACATCATATGGTGGATAAGATTCGTGAATTGCTTCCCGATGTATATTATTAAGACGGGCTAAGTCTCTATTAAAGCCAATAAAAAATGGATCATTAAATAGATCCATGAATTGTGTTACCATTATATTCCCCTTTCAAGCGAATAAATTAATATATGGACCCTCTAATGAGCGATCCATATATTATTATAGCAAAATATTTATATCTTGTCTACTTCTTTTTAGCCCTTACTTTAGCAAGTGCTTCAAAGTCCTTTACCTTGGTATCTCCTAGGTATCCCCAGGCATATCCATCGGAAATCATTTGTTCATTGACTGATATTTTAGATCCATCTAGGAATAGCCATCCAAGGATACGCCCGTATTTTTCTGATGAGTCCATTTTTTCTGTCTTAATGACAACATCTTTAGCATCTTTAATCTTAGACTTTACATACTCTTTAGCCTCAAGCCCCAAAACTTTTTCGGCTTTATTTGTTGTTCTGCTTTCTGGAGTATCAATTCCAGCCAACCTAACTCTTGAGCTAAAAGATATGTCAAAACCTAGATCAATTTCTACGTCTATTGTATCTCCATCTACGACGTTAGTTACTTTTTTAACGTGATATTCGTACATTACTTCTTCTTTACGGTTGCTTTTACTGTAGCCGCCTTTGGTGCCGCAGCATCCCAATCTGGACGAGCAACTGACATTACTAGGCTATACGCTCTTTTCTTAAGGAATACCCCATCACCATTTGCTTGTGATCCTTTTGAGTCTCCACTAGTATTTCCTTCATAACAATGTAAGTTTTTGCCATCATTCTTTACAACAATACCAACATGTTCTGTATCTGTGGGAGTCTTATCAAAGTTAAAAAATACTACATCTCCAGCTTGAGCTTGCCCAATTGGAACAATTCTTTTGTTTTTTGCAAACCATTGTGCTCCTGCATCGCATGACGCAAAGCCTTTCTTTGTAGAAGCTGCAACTAGATGAACTAGTCCCGCATCATCAAAGCATCCTGAAACAAACATAGCGCACCATGGTTGATTATTCATTCCATAACGCTTTCCAAAAATTGTATCGTTATTAGTTCCTTCTGTGTACTTCTCATCAGCATATTTCTTAGCCGCTGCTAATACCTTTGCTGCATTTGAGTGAATTACTTCTGCCATTTTATTCTCCTTAGTTTACGGATGTCTTTAGTGAGGCTGACAATTGCCATGACCAAAACTGATGTTGATCAATTCTTTCTGCAATAAAGTTTGCAAGTCCTTGTTCATTTCCCGCATCTGCCATTTCAAAAGCATCTTTTAAATCTTTAATTATTTGATTATTGGAATCAAGTAAATTTCTAAGCATTTCCAAAGGTGACGTTGTTGGAAAATCATATTTTACGTTAGAAGCCTGTAGTATTTCATCAATTTGAAATGGTGCATACGCTCCAAGTTTTCTTGACCATTCTGCATAAGTATCAATTGATTCAAATACGTCTTCATAAATTTCTAAAAAGAATGCATGAAGTTGTTTAAACAAAATGCCTTCCACGTTCCAGTGATATCCGTGTGTTTTTGTATAAAATACAAAAGCATTAGATTGTAGTTGCTTGAGTTTATTTAATAGATCCATAATCCTAGTATACCATTTCTTTATTTGAGCGGATGATCAGAATCGAACTGACCCCTTCTGCTTGGAAGGCAGAGGCACTACCAATATGCAACATCCGCATTGCGCCGTCGGCAGGAATCGAACCTGCGACCAAGACCTTAGAAGAGTCCTGCTCTATCCCCTGAGCTACGAAGGCATTCCTTTAATCGTTTGGAATATCTTCCTCATGCATATTAATCTCTACCAAGCCTAACTCTTTTGCCATTTCATGGCCTTCTTCTGACATTTCTATTGTTGCTTCAAGGTTATCATTATATGTAACCTTTATTAATCCCGCCTCATATAGCTGAACCAATGACCTATCTACATGCTCTTGATGGGCTTCCCATAATTCTGGAGCAATGTATTTTGCTTTTTCTGTAATCTGGAAAATAAATTCTCCATGCTCATCCATACCTGCCAACTCAACTGCACCCATCTCTAGGTACCTTGATAGTTTCTCGTCATCATCCATGCGATCTCCTTGTGCAACAAGTAGGACTTGAACCTACGATTACCGAATTATGAGTTCGGGGCTTTAACCAACTAAGCTATTGTTGCTTAGTGATCTATTGTATCGTGCCATCTTCATTCTTGTCAATAGTTTCTTCTACTATTTGCTGAACATATTCAGAAAAATGTTTTCTAATATTTCCCATTGGCCTATGCCCAGCAGATTTCCATATTCTCTTATATTCAATTACATTAGCAAATGTAGTTGGGCATAAAACTATCCCACTATATTCTTTTAGTACTGTTGGCAGTGGAACATGCTTGCCACAGCATTTACATTCTTTAGCTTTTTCTTGATATGTACTCATATTATTGTCATCCTGTCCATTGCATCTCTTAAGTTTTCTGGCATTCTTGGTGCCCTTATCATATTATATGAGCTGGTTTCTCCGTCATTTTTTGTTCCAAAGTCGTTGTCATAACTCATGGACTCATAGGTATGTATATTTATTTCTTCATTTGTATCAAATTTACTTCTGCTAATAGCATTGTAAATAGCTCCACAAACTGCATCCGCCAAGTCTTTTGAACCTTTTCTTGGGTGGTCAACCCTATCTCTCATTATCTTAAGCTGAAGTAATTCATCTATAAGCAATTGTATATGTGGTCCAGATAATCTTTCTTCTGCTACGATCATAGCCATATCGTCATAATGTTTTTTAGCGACAGATAGAATTTCTGTATTGATGCCGTATTGTTTTAGTTGTTGCATCATATCGTGAGAGTTCCATCTGTCAAAGGTGCAGACACGAATTTTAAATCCTCGTGTTTTTAATGAAAGAATATAATCTTTTACTTCAGTAAAGTCTACTGATTTATCTTTTGTTGGTGTCCAGAATCTTACTGCATCTATCTCAACTATGGGAGCTGGCTGGGAATATGTATCAGTAACTTTAATGTTGACCCATTTATTTACATGTCCCATTGCAACTGCACAATGATCGTGCTTTTGAGCAAGGTCAACGTGTATAAAATATTCTTTGTCTGGATCTGGAATAAACCAGTCTTCAAGTCTGCCAAAATTATCTACTGCAAAGTGTGCTTTATTAAAAGCCTTTTCAACTTTCTCTCTTGATTTAAAAAATGCGTCTACAGCATCTGGTGGCATACATGCAAATCTAGATAAAGCATCCGTAGGGTTTGTAAAGAATGCTACTTTAAAATCATCAATCTTTCTTACTGGATTAACTTCCCATGTGGGTCTTTTAAGAGCATACACTCTAGGTATTTTATATGAAAGAATATGGTCTTCTTCCCATTCAACACTGAATTCGTTTCCTTGTGTTCCATCTGGCAAGTCTTCGTCCATCTTAAAATTATGATCACGAATAATAGTTTCTTTGTCCGCTACTACAGCATTGTATCTTTGTTGTATATAATCGTTTTTATATCTAGGAAATGACAGCAGGATTACTTTGCCAAAATCTGGAAAACGAGAGTCTACTGATGCACGGTACATATCATATATAGCTGCGCCTGTCTTTGCCTGCTCGTGACCTGTTGTATTATCAATGGCAAATCCTGAAATTTCATCAAGTATAACAACAATTACGTTATAGCCTTCCCACGCTTCACGCTCTGAGTGACCTGAGTGTACTGTAATAGCTTTATCAAATTTAACTTCTGAGGCCTTGTCATTATACTTTCCAGCAAACCAAGGTGACTTATCGATGCGTGTTTTAAACCCTTTGAAGAACACGTTGCTTGCCTGTTGAGAGTTAATAGCAATGTTAATAATATCAATGCTATCTCCTGGAGGCTTTCCGTAATATGTGGCTGGATCCTTAAGGCATAATAGCAAATATACTATATAGGATACTGCAATAGTTGAGCAATAATCTTTTCCCGACCCTTTTCCTAATTGAGCAACTACTTCGTTAGCAGTTTGCTTAAACCTTATTCTTCCTTCTTCTTCTCCAAATAGCTTGATAAGCGTTGACTCTTTATAAATCTGGGAACTTTTTTCGATAAGCGTGTACTGATAGTCGGAAAGTTCTGGAAGCCCAAGGTATTCTGGACTTCTAACAAACGTTTTAAGATCGACTGGTTTCTCATCGAACTCCTCTCCATCGAGCATATCGATAAGATCGGTAAAATCAAACGACATCGGCTTCCTCTACTGAAACTGACTCAATTACTCCAGTTATTTGAGATAATCTTTTTGCAACATCCATTTTACACTTAGGGCAAGTCGATGTAACTTCTTTTAAAATTCTAACAAGAACATCTTGTTTACGTTCTGTCTCTGCAATTTGTGCAGCAATCTCATTATTTTCTAATACTCCAATAGACTGTAGCATTGCAATTCTTTTAGTTTCAATATCAGCAATAAGTTTTAATGCTCCAGACTTAATACCTAGTTGCCCTGATGTATCTGCATCCTCTACCGTCTTCCACGCTTCTTTAATAAGCATGGCATAGTGCTGATCAGCCCCTGAGATGGCCTCTCGGGCACGATCTCTGATATTGCTATCATTATGTACTACATCTTTCCAGTCGTCGATTAGCTCTAAAACTTCTTTACGCTGGATGCCTGTAATTGTGGCGATTTGGGTGGCGGTACTTCCCTTGAGAAGTTCTTCTACAACCCTATTCATTCTATCAAAATGCTGTGATAATTCTATTTCGCTCATTAATATATTATACTTTTAGTCGACTAAAATGTCAATTAGATTTATCCCTTACAATCTTATATAATACTAAATATCCAATCAAATCATCAATATCATTGTCTCCAGCATATCCTTGATTATTCTTAACTCTATTTAACTTATCATCAATTCGAACCTTTAATTGTTCTGTTGAGTCCGCCGTTGAAAATATTCTTGCAGGCTCTAAAGCAGAGTTTCCATATGAGATATTCTTTTCAATTAGCATGTGTGCTATCTCATGACACGTCGACCAAATCTTATTACCTGCAGGAGCACCTACAGATTTTAAATATAGGTCATTGCAATTAAATTGCGTAACATCTTCAAATACTGGTCTTAATTTCATTGTGTACCTCTCACTAAGGGATCCTGAATCCATTGAATATAGCTTCCATCATTCCATGCTTGGCTTCCATAAATATGTTTTACAGACTCAAAATGAAATATTCTCCACTGATCTTTGCCGTAACAGTGGAATTTATACAGTTTAGCATTATCTGATGAGTTTAACAAGTCTACATCATCTATTAAATTTGTTACTGAAATTTCTAGTGCCTTATTAATTCCTTCTGTCCATATAGCAGGACCAGTGTGGCTATGCACAAAATGTGGTGAGCCGTATTCTGGGTTTAATAGTCTATCTTTAATTAGATCTAATACTGACTTTAAAATTGGATTTTTTGCTGATGAGGCAAATGTCCATTGACAAAAGTGTTTATCTGTTTCAGGACAAACAATAAAATCTTTATCTTCTAAGATCCATGTGTCTATGGGCGACATACAGTGTGTATCTAAATCTGCATAAACTCCACCATATTTATATATAACCATGTATCTCCACAAGTCTCCACGCATAACTCCAATTGGTAGCCCTATAAAAATATCATGCCATTCCTGGCCAAATTCTTGCAAAACAAAATCTGCTGCTTGAACGTCATCCATATATCTATGTTGATACTCTGGATTAAAATCTTTCCAGGTGTTCATTGCCGAATGCATGTACCAAGCAAGATCATCGTAAGGATCCTTATAGGTTTGCCATATAACTTTAGGAATTGTCATTATCAAACCTTGCAATAAATGTACCAGTTACTTCAAATTTTTTATGCTCAATAATATTACTAAACTTTTCTAGTACTCTTTCTACTGTCCAGTCTTCTTCTACGTGTACCTCATATGGGTTGCCATTGATTGCATCCTGATGGTAATGAATAATAGGAATAGATATGATTGCATATTTTGCCTGTTTTGAAATCTTATCCCATAGATTTATAGCGTCAGGCTCAGACATATGCTCAAGAATATCTCCTAGTATAACTAAATCATATTCAAAGTTTGTCATATCTCTTACATCCATCGCAAATAGCTTATCGTATCTATTTAATAGGTTGAATTGATCTATGTATGGTTGCCATACCTCTACTGCATTTACTATTACCCCCGCTCCCAACCTTTCTCTGATAAGATCTAGATAGGTTCCTTGCCCAGCACCGACATCTAGCACGGTTTGTGGGCGCAGCTCAATTATTTTTTGTTGAGCCCATGGCTTGTTTTCTGGATTAGAGTATCCCATTTAATGCTTCTCTCTTTTGCTTTGTTTGAAATGTTGACTCTATAGGAAATAAAGAACAGGCTGTAGATGATTCTGGCTTTAATGTAAAAATATTAAATAAGTGTGTCTGTCTAAACATATGCCAGTCTAGTGGCAATGATATTCTAGTTGATGACTCAAGCAATCTCTCTGCTCCCTTTCTAGTTATAATATAGCATAAGCATGACCAATCTTGATATGGGTAGCATACATCAATAGCTCCGAAGTCGTTAGTATGATTATATTTATAAAATTGATCTTCTGGTGCAAAAAGGTGCAGCACATCCCAATCATCTGGCATTTGTAAAATAGAGTCTTTTAATATATCAATAAACTTACGACTATAAACAATGTCATCTTCCATCAATATTAAATAATCTGAATCTGTTTCAAGAAATTTTTTCCATGCTGTTCTATTGCTTGCCCAGATACCGATCTCTCCGTACCTCCACCCTTGCTCGCCGTCTAAAGAATAGCCTGAAGGATCTACAATAAAATCAGGGTTGTTGCTAGCAAACTTTAAATATTCATCATTAGATAAAATTTTAAATGTTGGTGTATCAAGTTGATCAGAGTATAAAGAAAGATAATCATTAATACTATTTACCAAATGATCCCTGTCATTTTGCTGCTCAATGTGAAAAACTTTATGAGTAAATTTCATCTCTTTTTAATCAATCCAAACTGATCTAGGTATCTCTGTATGGTCATAGCGGATACATTACACTCTTTAGCTATCTCTGTGACTGTCTTTTTCTGCAAGACATATCTACGGTGTAGCCAATCTCTACTCTGATAATATTTCATCGTTCCGTCAATATACTGTTTGAATAATGTGCAATCCCGAATGAATCTGCCACATCAAAATCTGATAATGCTAGGTTATATTTAGAGTTAAAGTAATCTACTGTTCTTTGCTTACGCATATTACGTAATTGATTTTGGTACCAAGAGTCTGCATAGCCTGGGCTCTTTACCCTAATAGCCGCTTTTTCCTCTTTTGTAGGGTTCTTGTTGCCTATGTATGACTGCCAAGAGGAAGGTCCTATTGTAATAACCTTTGCTCCCGTAGACATAAGCTCTGCAATAACAACACCATAAACATATGATAGTTTAATTACAGCATCTGCAGACTTTACAAACACTGCACCCTCAACAACAATATAGTCTGATTTAAGTTCATCCAACATTGAAGCCATCTTAATTTTAGCATCATGAATTTTTTCATATATGTCATTTCCTGTTAGATTAATTTTTCCCCACTTTAATGGAACATCGTTCTCCATTAAGCAAAAAGCAATAGAGTTAGTTGAAGCGTCTATGCCTAAAACTCTATTTGCTTGAGTTTTCTTTAAACTAGCTAATGTCATTTATCATCCTAAACAGTTTGCTTTTGTTTTCAAGATTTATATTTTTTTCGCATGTTGCACAAAAATCACCTTTATTATATCTGCTTAACTGATATCCGCACCTAGAACATGGACGCAAGGCGCCATTTCTAATAGCTTTACGCTCATAATACTTTTCCATAATTCTACGGTTAGTAGCAATTCGGCAACATTCATCAGTACAATACTTTTGATTGTGTGTCTTTGGAGTAAAGTCTTTTTTACATTCCGAATTGGCGCAGATCATACAGAAGGAACCTCAAATTTTTCAATTTGAATTGTGCCTATTGGTGTCTCTTTAGAGTAACACTCTTTTTTAACTGGGCAATATGTACAAGGCATCTTTGATTTAGTAGCCCCTGCAGGTCTCATTGGTAGGTCGCCATCTTTAAAATTATCCCATACTTCGCACATCCAAGCAAAGGTATCTTCAATAATTTTTGTATTTCTTTCATTCATTGAAATTGGAATGACAAGTATTTCTTGAGTGTTTTTGTTCTCATATAAAAAGAAACCTTCTTTGGCATTCTTTAATTTCATATAAGTTAGCAACTGAAGCATATGATTAGCAGTAGGTTTCATCTCAGACTGTCTTGTATCCCATACTTCTTGCTTAGCCGTCTTGATTTCACCAATAACGGTTTCACCATCGTACTCCATAATAAGATCTATAAATCCTCTGATTGGTGGATATTCGTTAAGAATCTCTTCTTCTTCTGCTTTAAACTGTGGCATAGATGAAATAAGTTTTTGAAGTCTTTCATGTGCTTGTGTACCCTGTGCCATATTGGCAACTGCAACTGCATCATTATCATCTATAAACATTGCCCCAGAGAAAGCCATATACCAATATCGTGGACATGTTCCATGGCCATATCCAAGGGAACTTGGGCTAAATGACTTCTTAGTCATGTCTCCGTCTGCACGTTTTGTATTTCTATATGACTCATCAAGCAAGCTTGCAAAAAGCTCTGGATCAAAAAATTTACCAGTGTACTTTTTAAACTTTAGATTCTTTACTATATCTCTAGCCATTTAGGAGTTATACCTCACAACATATTTAAGCGCATCAACCAATTTGTCTATGGACTCTTTTACAGAATAATATATATTCTTTTTATTATTATTAGCCGTTCCAGCCTTGTCCTTAGCAATTGTAGAATATACAGATGCAAGCACTGCAAATTTTGTTGACATTGCTTGAAGCTCCATAATTAAATGGGGGGCTTTTGCTGATGGAACATCAGGATTCATTAATAATTTTACCACAATTGCAAGTGCTCTGTCTAAGTGTTCATCTTTCATAAACTCATGCAGATCATTGAACTCTGTAATATCACTAATTAACTCAAGAGTATTTTTATCTTCTGCCATTATGCAAATCTTCCAATCAGGCCGTAGCCTAGCCACAAGCCAAAAATCCCCATTAGACCAGCAAATACTGGCGGCGCTGGCACTGGTAGTTTAAATAAAGCAAAAACTATACCTACACCCATTCCAGTAATTGTTGTCATTAAAATTTCTTTAATCATTTAAAATGGAACCTCTACTTCTGTAATATCCCATTTAGTAGGAGCTGACCATGAATCTGACTTAAGAGATTGCTTAAAACTACCTGATTCATTCTTTGATAAAGACCATGTTGTTACTGCAATTGTATCTGCATTTACATCATAAGATGTGCGGCTGTTACCTTCTTTGTCTTTCCAGGTCTCTTCATAAATCTTACCTACTATAACTACTTCTTGGCCCTTTTTTAGAGTAGCAATACTCTGTTCTGCCAAGCTCTTCCACGCCTTGACGGTCCACCAAGATGTATCTTTATCATCCCATTTACCCGTTGAATCATTCTTTACACGGTCATTAGATACGATACGCAATCTAACTCCGCCTCCATTAAGCTTAACTGGATCTTGTCCTACTCTGCCAACTATTGTAATTATTGGATTAGCCATTGTTATTTTCCTCCCAGAATGCGATCAAGTCTTCTAAGACTGACCACTCAATGATTCCAAGACGAACCTTGGAATCCTCACCGATAATAATTTTAAGTGCAGGATGCATGTCTCTGCTTACCTTAAAAGTATCTGTACAGATTTTAGCCCATACATCTTTATTTAAATTAAATGATGCTTTGGCTTCCTTATAATCTACAAGAAATTGATTCCATTTAGCATCACCTTTTTGATAATCACCACGCCCACTATTTTTTTGAGCCTTAGCGCCATCACGTTTTACTTCTGATCTTTCTGACATTATCCGACCACATAAGAATTCTTATGTCCGTCTGGACACTCCCAAGATATAGTCATGGAGACTGCGTCCCAGAAATACTCTTCCGAATCCTTGTCACACTTGTTACAAGGTTTTATTCCACCTATTTTTTCAAGTTCTGGAGAAAAGATACGCTCTGGCTTATTAAGAAACTCGTTAATGTTTGGCATTTATGTCTCCAATTAAGCTGTCTACAACATCTAGATTTTCCTTTAAATATGCTACAGCCTTTGCACGTCCTTGAAAACGTTCTCCATTTACTGTGTACCATGCGCCACCCTTTTCTATAATGCCGCACATTTCTGCAACATCTAAAGTTTCTCCAACACTATCTACACCAAGAATATCCCCTTGGTAGTAGAAGTCGTATTGTCCCGATAAATTTGGGGGGCCAAGTTTGTTGTAATCAATAATCCAGTTAACTGGCCTGCCAACTCTTTGTTCAATAATTTTGTCGCCAACTTTAATGCCAGCCTTGATAGCGTTAGCCTCAGCTTCAGACGACCAGAGTTTAATAACTGTGGAAGAGAAGAACTTGACAGCCATGCCGCCCGTGGGGATGTGACTAGCATGCATAGATCCAAATTGATTTCGTTGTTGTGAGATGAGAACAAGTAATGTGTTTTTGTTTGCATAGTTTAACATCTTGACTGCGTGGGTCATATCCTTTGCTTCAGCGCCGATTTGCTTTGTATCTTGCAAATCCTTCATTTCATTTCCGTCTTTTTCAAAATAAATTGCAGGTAGCAATGCTGAGATTGAATCTACAACAATCATATCAACGCCTGCATCCATCAACTTTGTAGCAACATCAACCATATCATTGACAGTTTTTGCTGATGAGTAGATAAGAGAAGAGGAATCTACTCCTAGCTTTTCTGCCCAAGATTGGTCGTAGGAAGCTTCTGCATCAATCCATGCACAAGTCTTACCTTCTTTTTGTGCAAGAGCAATCATCTGTAGGCAGAAAGAAGACTTACCAGCAGATTTATTTCCCCATACAAGTACTTGTCTGCCGTAACCCAAACCTCCACGCAGCGCAAAGTTTAAACCAATACTAGGTGTTAGTTGCTTTTCAACTTGTACATCCTGTGCGGATTGAACTCTTGCTCGTGTTTTTGGATCTAGCTTGGCTAAAATGCCATCTATTTCTATTGTCATTTAAACTCTTTCTTTCCTATAGTATAGCATTAAAATAAATTTCCGTGAAGCTTTTGTCGTTCCTTATTTATATTAATTTTCTTTTCTAGAATTTCATCTAGGCTGTGTAATACCTGTTCTTCATTTCTCATTGCAGCATAAACATCAAGCAGTCTAATTATTACATCAGCCATTTCTTCTACAATGTTTTCGCTTCCTTTTGATTTTCTAATAGCTTCTAAAACTTCAGTTACTTCTGAATGAACTAAAGCTAATTTATTTCCAATTTTGTCATGGTTATACTCTCCATCCCAAAATCCTTTTTCAATTGCAATTTCATGAAGCATGGCAGACAATGCGTCTAACCCATACTCAGTCAGAATCTGATTTGATTCCATCTGTCTCCCTCAAACTAAAAGTAAATGACGGACCCGTTTCGTCATAATCTATTACTAACTCTTTGTTACTAACATTAACATCTAAAAACCTTAATGTTGGAACAACTACTTTCTCGTGTTCTTCAAGAATAGCAACTAAGACTTGATTCATATTAATTGAAGCAACTAATTCTTCTATATCCTGTGTCATTTTATTTCCTTTACCATTAAAGTTCCGTCATCTAAAGTGGACAGAACAACCTTACACTTCATTCCTTCTCGCATTTTTGCTAGGGACATTTTATACATTGTTGGGAAAGCAATAACTCTGGTTAATTCTTTCTGTGCATTTGAAAGAACTATATGGCTCATTGTTTTGCCAGCCTTAGTCACATATGGAGTAAAGTCTACTACAACATATTCGTCTTCTTCAAGATCATATTCCTTTTTGTATAAGTAGTCTACGAATGAGTTAGACCCTGTTGGATCAATCTCACTAACCTTTACATAACGAGCAATTCTATTATCTCCGACAAGAATGAAATACATCTGTCCAGTTTCTATCTGGGTTTGCTCTATATGGAATAGACCAATGGATCCCGTTTCATCTACCAACTCGATACGTGCCCATCCATTACCACGCTTGATTGACTTAACCATACCAAACATAACGAATGAACCTAGGTCTTCAAACTCTTCAATCGGTCTTGCTTGTAATTTAATACGTGGTGGAATTCCTTCTAGGTTAAATGTAGGTATACCTAGATATTCGTAGTAACTATCTTTTTCGTTTCCGCTTCTAGGATTATCTGGGAATGCCGCTCCGCCAATTGCATTTAAAGCAGATATAGCACGGCTATTGATTCCGCTACCTTTTTTAGAAGCTTTATCAATAAACTCCGAGTAAGAAGCAAATGGTCTTTGATCAATAATTTTGTTTGCAATACTATCTGAAATAAACTTTACTTCTCCGAGACCAAATCTAATCGAGTCTTCCTTTAAAGAAAAAAATATATCAGACTCGTTGATATGTGGAAGCTTAATACTTAACTTTAATCTCTTAGCCTCAATCAGATACTCTGTTCTTTTGTCTTTGTCATTTTCGTTTTTAAGAATCGAGAACATAAATTCCAAAGGATAATAAGTCTTGAGCCAAGCAGTATAATAAGATAGCATAGAGTAAGCAACAGCATGGGAACGGTTAAAAGAATACCCAGCGTGAGCCTCGAAAGTATGCCAGAGCGTTTCGGCTTGCTTCTTAGAAATGTGTTTTGAAGCCCCAGCAATAAACCTATCTTTGAATTGGTCGAACTCTTTTGCATCTTTCTTCTTTCCAATAATCTTGCGGACCTTATCAGCCTCTGACCAAGTCATACCGCCCAGGTGTACGCATGCCTGCATAACCTGCTCCTGATATATAATAACACCATATGTATTCTCGGTAAAAGGCTTCATAATTGGATGAATAAACTGGACTGCTTCATTACCGTGTTTACGCTTAATGTAAGAAGCACCCACTGTATTCATGGCTCCTGGACGAACTAATGCATTTGATGCAGCAAGGTCTTCAAACTTATCTACACCCATCTTGATTAGCAAATTGGTGTACGGAGTTGCTTCTGCTTGAAACACTCCCTTTGTATATCCTTCGCTTAAAACCTTATAAACATCTGGATCGTCAAGGGTTAACTCTGAAAGATTAATATTTTTGCCTGAGCGTTTTTTAATTGAAGCAAGTGTATCTGAGATCACAGATAAAGTCTTAAGACCTAGTGCATCTAGCTTAATAAGACCTATATCTGCAACCGTATCCATATCGTATGCGACGACAGGAATTCTACCTGATACTAAATCACTTGCGTCCGCTCTTGATTCAACAGGAGCATATTTTCTTAAATCATCTTTTGCAACTACAACACCTGCAGCGTGTACTCCAACAGATCTAATTCTTCCACGAAGTCTATCTGCAAGCCACAAGACTTCAGGGTATTTGGTTCTAAACTCCTTAGTATTTGGCGACTCAACAAAGTCTTCAAAGGTATCAATAGACTTCATTGCACGGTTAACATCTGAAAGTGGAACCATAAATACACGAGCAGCATCTCTAATTACACCCTTATCTTTAAAGTAAGTGTATGTAGAAATAGATGCAACGTGCTTAAACTTCTTCTTTAAATAATCCTTAACCTCTTTACGACGGCGGTCTTCAAAGTCTGTATCAATATCTGGAAAGTCATTACGTTCTGGATTAATAAAACGGAAGAACAGTAAATCATACTCTATTGGGTCCACATCAGTAATTCCTAATGTATAACAAACTAAAGATCCAGCTGCGGAACCACGGCCAGGACCGACCATAATATTATTTTCTTTAGCCCAGTTAATCATATCTGCCACAACTAGAAAATATGATGCAAAGGACTTGTTTCTAATTACTTCTAATTCTTCCATTAATCTTTGCTCATACACATCATTTCCTAGCCAGCCGTCTGTTAAACGTAGCCTTTCTAGGCCCTGGAAGGCCATCTCAGCCAGTTTCTGGTCGGCATCGGTCTTGGGTACTGGGAGCAGGTCTAAACCCCTGTTAAAATCGTATTCTTCAATTTTTTCAGATATCTCAATAGTATTATCATATATATCTGTACGAGTAATTCCAGCCTTATTAAAATCATACTCAATTTCAGACCTTGATTGAATAAATAAATTATAGTCCTGAAAGGATATTCTACGGTCTGGATATAAGTAATTTAATCTTTCATTAATATCTTTAATCTGTCTAGACATTTCAAAGTCAGCATCCTTATCCATTTTAGGGGATGTTGATAATATAAGCATTGCCTCTTCTAGTACACGGTCTTCTTCTTTAGCAAAGTGAGCATCACCTGTTGCCACCGCCTTAATTTTAAGTTCATCTGCTAATTTTAATAGGGCAGAGTTAATTGGTTCAGGGTTATGGGATTGAACCTCAACATAAAAATCTGGGCCAAATGTCTTCTTAAATCCTTCAAGTAAAGTTTTGGCCTCATCTAGACTGCCTCTATCAATAGCCTTACTAATTAATCCATTAAGACATCCACTCAGAACAATGATACCTTCGCTGTATTGATCTAATACTTCCTTATCAATTCTTGGCTTATGATAAAAGCCTTCGTTCCAAGCAAGCTCTTGGAGAGTATTGATATTTTCTAATCCCTTTTTATTCTTTGCTAATAGGATGATGTGGTTATATGCTTGAATAGATTTATCTGTTTTTGAAGATTTATCAAATCTATCTGTTGGAGATATGTATGCCTCTACTCCAAGGATTGGCTTTATGCCTTCTTCTTTACAGGCAATCTGCATTTCACGGTGTGATGATAATGTTCCATGATCTGTAATTGCTATTGCTGTTTGTCCCGCCGCTTTTGCTGCTTGAACAAGTTCGAGGGGAGAGTTAAGACCATCCATTAAAGAATAGTATGAATGCACATGTAAATGCGTAAATGTCATTTAACTCTCCGCCTCTTAACCTATTACCAGTCTACGCTACTTGAAGAAGTAGACTCTTCGCCATTTGTTTCACCAGCAAAAAATGCTTCTTGCTCTGTGTATGGCATGTCACGCACTGCTGTATCCTCAAGCTGATAAAGCTCAAGTGATGAACTGTCGAATGGTGTTTCATCTTTTGCAAGTGGGATAATTGTATAGCTTGTGTCTGTCTTTGTACCAGTACGCTTGATGCGCCACATTAGGTTAGTAATGCTTCCCATCTCTCCAGCATACTCGATAAGTGTTGGTGTGATTGTTTTTCCGCTTGAACCCTGAGACAAGATTCCTACATAAGGGTCTTCCTTGCCGTCATCAATAAGTACATTGATGTAAAGTCGTGAACGACCTTTCCATCCTGCCTTGTAGTCCTTGCGGTGTTGTTCACAACCATAGCACTTGCCTTGATCGTCCATTGTGCATAAAGCCTTGCGACGATAGTCTTTTGGATTTGTGTGTTCTACTGCAATAAATCCTAGACCTAGTTTTTGATTATAGGTAGGTGAGTCTGGATCAAGTTCTTGAAGAAAACGAACTTTAACGCTTTCTGCATCCTCTAACTTAACCCAACGAGCCTTTGTACCGTCTCCACCTGAAGACTGTGGCTTGTCCATTACTTTGTTAAGGTCTTTTAACCCTTTTACTATTCCCATGTTTCCTCATTTCATATAGTTGATGGTGTATATCCATCTTTAGTTTGTTTTTATTATGGGTTCCAAGATCTGTATTCTATGTCTGATACTGCATTTTTAATACAGATTTTAATTTCTTCATCAGTCATATCACCAGCATCTTTTGCATCATGTGGATATATCTTACCATATTCGTAAGAAGCCCACAAGAGGTCTTTATTTTTTAATCTATTGGCTATGCTCAAGCCTAGCTCTCTGCCAGCCAAATCTGCGTCTGTCATTACGGTTACTTTATTAAAATACCTATTAAGAAGTTTATGCTGCTCGTTTGATAAAAAACCTCCAAGGGTGGCAACAACATTTGGAAATCCAGCCTGATGCACACGGATTGCATCAAAACTAGACTCCACAACTATAACATTGCTACCAATTCTTTTGGCACGATGTAAATTAAATAATGTCTTGCTCTTTGGTAGGTTAGTGCTATTCTTAAAAGATTTGCCTTCAATTGATCTTCCTACAATTCCGATTGGTGTGCCGTCTGGACTATGCACTGGAACAGTAACCATATTTTGTTTTTCAGAATAACCTAAAGCAAAATGTGTCATTGAAGACATCTCTATTCCTCTTGATTTAAAATAGTCTTTAGCCTTTTCAGAATTAACTAATCCATTATATAAACCCTTTAAAGTATCTTCTGAAAACTCTTCAAAATCAGGCTTGTCTTCTAATATGCTTGCCATTATTTCATCAAAGTTATCCAGTACTTCTTTTTCTTGAGCGCCTATAAACCTAATAGCTTCAAAATCATTTTTGTGTAATACACGTCTTACTAGTTCTACCAATGTTCCAGACTCTCCGCATGATGGGTTAAAGCATAGCCAAACCCCTGTAGATTTATTTATGCAACAGCTTGCTGTATGTCTATTAGAATGAAATGGGCAGTAAAACATAACCTCATTACCTGGTTCTGCCACAACATCTAAGCCTAAATTTTTAATTATAGCCTTGATATGGTTTGGCGCATACTGCGTGGAATTAACTTTCCTTGCGTTATGCCCTCTGATAGCCATGCTTGCTTCTTTCCTATATATACTCCGTAAAGTGTCATTAAGAACACCCACGTTTGTCCGTCAAATTGTACCGAAAAGTTAGTGTCTATGTCAAGAACTCTTGCATAGCCTTTACTTCTCATGTCGTGAGTAAGCATGCTTTCGTACTGGTATTTTAATCTAGGTATACCAGAATCGTCAGCAAACTCAACCCTTACTTGAAATCTTTTTATCTGTTTGTGGTTCATCTTTTTGGAATGGATTCTCGTAAATTTCCTTGACGATACCACGGTTGATATCCCAGTCTAGATAGAAATTAAAATCATGACCGTGTCTATTCTTACGAGAAACAATCTCAATCATATTAGTTTGTGGGTATCTGTGAACGGCTAAAGCCATATCAGCATCATACTCAATTGCCTTTGACCAAGCAACTTGGCTCATCATTGGCGGATTATCTTGATCGGAAATATCGTCTGCTGTTGCAGCGGTAATATCAATGATTGGAATGTTATTTGATACTGCAAGCATTTTAAACTCACGAGAAACATTTCTATTTCTTTCTACTTCAGAGTTAGAGCGCTTGTTGTCATTAAATAGCTGGTGATAATCCAAGATAACTAAGTCTGGCTTATGTTGATCTATCTTGCCTTGAATAGTTGCAGGAGTAACTTCTGATGCACCTTCGTTTGATATTAAAACAAAACTATTCTTTCCCTCAAACTTTTTGTTTCCCCATGTACGGAAGTCATCAATATTAATATCACCCTTTGATAAATCACTTGCTTTAAATATTCCAGAGCCTAACATTGTAAAGATACGGTCACGCATATTTTCTGGAGACATTTCAAGGGACACAATCATTGGCTTAAATCCTTGTTCCCAAGCTTTGCATGCAAGGTAAGCGGTAAACCAAGTCTTTCCTTTTCCTGGCCAACCAATTGCAACAATTAAGTGTCCTGGCGCCATTCCTGTTGGATAAGCTTTATCAATTGCATCAAACCCAGTTAAGATTCCTGGGGCTCCACCCATTACAGATGAACGTTCTTTAACTGCCTGATAATGTCTTGCTGCATTTTCAACATCAACAATATCTAAATCTCTTACGTTGTTTGTGTATCGACTTAAACCTGCAAGGTCACTTTGCATTTGTGCAAGTACTCTGGATGCTGCATCTTCTTTAAGGGCAGATCCTCCACGTATAATAATGGTCTTAAGTTTATTTGAAATAAACTCGTTTTTAAGTATGTCTAGGTAGTATCCTGTCTCCGCCTTTGACTCAACTGGCTCAAAGTCTTTATGTCGTTCCATAAGAACGCCAACCTCTGGGACTGCTTTAAACTTATAGTAGTATGACTTTAGGCTTTCCCAAATATCTCTATGTGATGTAAAAAGTTCGTCAACATTGTCTGCCAGTAGGGTGCTGATGTCCTTATTCTTACATACAGCAGAGATTAGTGTTGCTTCTGTATTCACTCTTCGCCCTCCACCATCTTCTTAGTCTCATTCAGTAGAATGCTACGGTTAAACTTGTCCTTTTTAATTTCTTTATTTAAAGCATCTATTCTATCAAAGTTGTTATAGAAAAAATTTAATGGGTGCCCTGTCTTGTTAGTAGAAAAATAATATATTAAAAGTTCTTGAGCACGTTGAAAACCAACACTCTCAATAACATCATTCATTGCCCACTTCTCTCTAAACTTGTTTACTGTAAGAGACTTATTGTATCTCTCTTTGTAAAGTGAAAGGTATAGTCCAATTAGGACGTAGGGCTCTTTTTCATTTGCCACGCTTTAATTCTTCTTCCACCTCACGAGTCTTTTCAATAAGCTTGTCTTCAACAAACTTATAAACTCTTTCAGTAGCAGTATCTACATTCTCTCCGTCTCGAAGATCATCTTCAACCCCTACTCCAATTTTAATGCTTTCATAATTACCTAGGTTACGTGTGAACGAAAGGTCCACCTTAACTCTCGTTGTCACTTGTGCTCCTTATTTGTATGGTTAGATAATGTCATATGGGCAAAATCTGATCTAACTTCTAATTCTTTATTACAAATTGGGCAAATCACAATACGACTACTCGCCATCGTCATCACCTTTAACGCTCTTAACTACTACTGGGCCATTCAATGAATTCCAATAGGCAACTTCTTCTTCTCTCTTACGCTTCTTTGCTGCTCCCGTTTCAAGGGTATACTGAGCATTGAATGTCATTATTCTGCCTTCCAAACTGGAGTAAACTCAAACTTATTAATACATTTAACACAAATGGCAAAGATATCTGGTTTCATAACAACTGGATACACCTTAGCCTTCGCACCTAAATCCCTACCGCATTCTTCACAAGAATTCATTACTCCGCCTTCCATACTGGTATAAATCCGCTATCTGTCTTAGTATACAATATAATGTTGTGTTTGAGAAGCCCCAAAAGCTCTGTTCTTGAAGGAACATTTCCAGAGTGTCCTGAGTCTAATATAAACTCGTGTAACTCTAATATATCCTTTTCATTAAACATATACTTAGACCAATTCTTATTATCTGGATCCCCTATAGGGTATATTTTTTGGGGGGCTTTTATCTTGCCCTCCAAAATATAATCATGCAAAGTAACTGTATGTTTATTTAATAATGCTGAAACATCTTTCATTGCATAAGCTTTACCCATATATTTTTCAACTTGAGAGTAAGAATACATTACTCTCTTTTTATCGGGGTAACACCAAGCAACTATCTCATCCTTTGATCTAGATGATTTAATTACCTTGTGTATCTTATCGTTTAAAAAGAAATACCGTAGTTTTTTAAGGTTGCTGTTTCTTTTTTTTCTAGCCATCTTCCGAAAGCACTCGTTTCTTTATTACACATCCAGCGTTTGCCGCACATGATACAAAATAACTCTACATGTAATTTTTGAGAAAAAACTCTGTCAACAAACACTCTGCCATTGCATTTACCACACCACATTATAAAGTAAATACCTTGCCATCAACTACACAAGAATAATCTGGTGCAATATGAATCATTTGAATATGAGGATAATCATTTACAATATGAGCAACGGCAAATCCTTTTTGCCAATCGTGGTGCTGACTATATTTCATTCCGTCACTCTTTTCATCACACATGTGTCCAATTTCATAGCCACGAAGAGTTTCTCCTTCTCCGCTGTTTCTAAGTTCATATGTTACCATATGTGAGGCAATTCTGTGTGAGTGTCCACGAATAAGAGAGACCTGTAGGTCTTCCATATCTTTTCTTACTGCGCCAGTTGCTGAAATAGAAAGTCCGTGGTGTACATGAATATCTCCAAATCGACGCTTAGGCAATTCATTATAATATATGTACTCATATCCTAATGAGTCCAGACTCCATAAGCTTTCTGGCGTAACTTCGGTAATATAATCAGGAAGCTTTGCATCTACATAATTAAATACTCTGATGTCGTGGTTTCCTAATGCTGAAAAAAGTTGTGCATCTGGAAGCATCTCTCTTGTCTTTGCATAAAAATCTCTTGCGCCCTTGGCTTCATGTCGCATCATCGGAACAATAAGATCCTTGCTATCATTCTTATGATAGTTTAAAAACTCTGCAGATCTTCCTTCTGTATACTTGCTATAACATGCCTGATCATCTGTGTCACCTAGATAGTCAACAACATCTGGCTTAAACCATTTCATGACTTTAAACCATAGGGCAATCATCTTATCATCTTGATATGGGAACTGCTGATCGGATGAAAGCATCCATTTTAAATCGTTGCTCATTTTATACCTTAATATGTAAAAAAGTCACGGATACGTGACTTTAATGTTACAGTAATTGTAACATATTTATAAAACCTGTCAAGGGGTTAAGAGTGCTGTATAACTAAATAATAAAAGTATGTGTCTCCGCCAGTGTATCCTGTAGGCTGAAACACTTTACATGTTGCTTTGTCTGGGCCAACTGAGCTTTTTACAACATGAGCTTCCATTGCGGACATGCCCACCTCACGAACAGGAGTAAGCAAAATTGATTTTGGCGCAGCAGTAAGTTTTGCCTCCGCATAATTAATTGTAAATGTAGACGTACTTCCTGGTTTTAAAGTAACTTTACCACTTATTCCTCCATAAATTTGTGGAATAACTACTGTTTCAATAGCTTTATTATCCATAGACACATTTGATGTTGAAGATCCAAATTGAGGTATCTTAGATTTAATTTCAGCTAGGGAGGTTTCTAAGGCGCCTAGTTGTGCAGCGTCAATTGGATCTCCATCATTAAATGCCATTATATTTCTCCCTTATGCTGGTAAAGAATCTTCAAATTCTTTTACTGCTTTTTCTTTTTCTTCTGCCGCTTGCATTTGCTGAGTAATCTCTGCACGTAATATTGCAATTTGTGTCTCATAGTTTGAGACAATTTCGCCAATACGTTGCTGTAGTGCGGTTATAACTAGTTCGGCTTTATCTGCCATTTTATGCCTCTTCTACTGGATACTTAGAAAGTTCTGCCGTTAGAGCAGAAATTTGAATTGCGTTATCTGCAAGGAAAGCTGTATAATTTGCTAAAGCTTCTTGATCTGGGACCGCTTTAGAATTTTCAGCAACCTTATCTATTTCAAGACTAAATTTGTTGTAGTTTAAATTTTTTAGCCTTGAATTAATTATTGTTACTTTTTCTGCATTTGTTAGTGCTATTGTCATTTTGTTCCTCCTTTTATATTATATCATTTAACCCTGATTAGTCAAGGCTAACTTCTCTATTTCCAGAACATCAATGACGCTTATAATGTCATTGAGCACGGACTGCCTGGTTGGCTTTTCTGGATTATCTCCCAGAGGTTCTCTGGAAATGTCATCAAGAAGAGCAGACACATGTAAATTCATCATGTTAATTTTACTCTGTACTATCTCTATTTTTTCTATATTATTTATCATTTTATGCCCACGCCGTATATCCAGTAAAAGCACTACTAAGACCAGTGGACGTGTTATTTGCCCTTGCTCTTGTTCTAGCCCAAGGGTAGGACTGTGCTCCTGTAGTTCTTGAACCAGCCGAAGCTCCCATAAAATAGGTTACTGTGTTTTGAACTGTTCCACCATTAGTATTTGCATACTGAACTTGAAATTCAATATTTGTTGCATCTGAAGCTGTTGCTGATAATGTAAAGTTGTTTCCTGATCCCCAACTAATAAATGGCCCACTTGTGATTGCTGGAGTAACTGGTGCTGGAGCAGATGTTGTAAAGCTATAGTTAGCAGATGCTGAATTACCAGTAGAAGAATAAACAGTAACAGTTCCAGAATAAGGTGTGCTTGAGGATAAACCAGAAAAAGTATAGCTATTAGCAAAACCAATATTTGTACCGTTTACAGTAGAATACGATTGATTACTTGACGACCAGTTGATTGTTGCACCGCTTGTAGTAATATTAGTATTTGCATTCATTGTAATTGTTGGGGTAATTGGCGCTTGAGTAACAGTAAATTGATATCCAGTGCTCCACTCGCTTATTGTTGGAGAAGGCCCTGTTCCAACGTTAGTTAAGCTTGATACTGATCTAACATAAGCATACCAGGCAGTACTGGCGGATGTAGGGCCAGTATAATCTGTTATTGGGCTAGAATAATAAGCCTCATCGTATCCTGTTCCGCCAACTCCAAGAGTCCACCAAATTTGATAGTAAGGACCAGACCCGCCATTAAAATAAACTGTTACTGGTTGTCCACTAGAATCACCAGCAGATACGTAATAAATGTTTGGGGGAGTTAAATTAGACGCAATAGAGAAAGATGTTTCATTTTCAGGGCTTACTAACTCGTCATAGTTTCTAGTTCTAATTTTAATATAATATGTTTGACCACCAGATAGTCCAGTTAAAGATATTGGACTAGAGCTGGAAGTCCACGTTCCAGAATAAGAACCACTAGATGCTCTATACTGGTATTCGAATGCGGGTGAATACAGATAATTGCTACCCTGAGTTCCTGCCGTTACTGGTATTGATGCTGTTGTTGAACCCGTTGTAATAGTACCAAAAGTGGGCTGACCTGGGGCAACTCCTGATGCATATATATATGATCCGCCATCTCCAATTACGGTTGTAGCAGTAGATGTATTAGATGCTCTAACTCTGGCTCTCATAAAATAATAGTATCCGTACCCGCCTACTGGTTGTGGGCTACCCCAAGAAGCAGATTGAGAAGTTGAAGAGGTGTATGAAGATGCTGCAAATGACTGAACGGTGGTCCAACTACTATTATCATTACTTCCTTCGTATTCAATTTCATATCGAGTAGCATTTGTTGAAGCATTCCACGATAAAGAAGTTGTTCTTACAATACCACTACTACCGCTAGATGGGAAATTTTTTGTAAATGATATTGTATTAAATGCTTTAGGTGTAGTGTCTGCCACAATTGCAGATACTGCTGTTACCTGATTTAATCCATTAGTAAATAAATTCACGCCTATATCGTAATCTGATCCTGTGTTAAATGCGGTTTCTTCTGCAATTATATAACTACCAAAATCTTCTGGCTGCACAATATAAGAGTATGAACCAGAGGCGGAGTAAATTGGAGTTCTTCCTTGACCATTATATATTGATGTATTACTGTTAGATTTATACCAATAAATTGTATTTCTAGCAGCATCTGGCTTATAGGCCTCAGTTGTATTCCAAGCAGAACTTATAGATAAAGTAGAACCTACGCTAGCCGTTCCAGTTATTCCAAACGATATGTTTATAGGAGTTCTTCTTATTACTTTAATTTTTCCATAAGTATCTTTTGAATCCGCCGTATTACTATAAAGAGCATTTGAAGCATTTGCAGTTATTTTAAAAGAAATATATTTTCCATCTGCTGCAGATGCATTTGAAAGAGTACTTATTGTTAAGGCTCTAGAAGGAGATGAGTATACTCCAGTGCCTAAATTGCCAATTAAATCAGAGTCTCCTGACTGATTTGCTGCGTCGGAATAATATGGCCAAGTGTAGTTATAAGAAGATATAGAAAACCCATTAGCATCCCAGGTTCCATTTCTTCCATAATAGGTTGTACCTATTCTAACAACATCATTAGCTCCATAAAGAGGAGTGCTGCCACTTGAAGTAGTTGTTATGTATGGATCTGTTATGGCAAATACTCCAGATGTTGGCCATACTCTTAGCCAGCCAACAGTTGTATTTTTAATCCATATAACTTTGGCGGCCACCCATGTAGAAGAAAATCTTTTAATGTAGATATTAAGAGCTTTTCTCCATTTAGTAGTAGCTGTGTTGCTTGTTTTAATCCATATATCTGACATGTTATGATTGTATCATTTCTAATTAAAATTGTATATAAATGTCGCCAATATAGGCTGAATACCCTAATGCGTTATTAGAACTACTAGTAGACTGTGTTGCTGATCCCGCTGTTATGTTTCTAAATTCTCTTAATGCTATTGTTCCGTTAGCACTTGAATTTACTGGACCATCAAAATAAGCTTCCCCTGTAGAACTAAGTGTTAATGTTTTATCACTTAATCCATCGCTTCCAGACCAGCCAAGGGATATGGTTGTTGGAGCTAAAGACAGGTATGCTGAACTTGTAGGGTACCCATTATATGTTCTAGAGTTACCCTGTCTAAGAATTACTTCATTACCAGAGTTAAATCCATATAACTGTCCAGTAACTGTTCCATCTCCATTAACAACTTCAAAAGCATAACTTGAAGAATTTAATCTAGCTGCTCCAAAAAGTCCTGAACTACCTGTTGTTACTATGGCTCCAGTAATTGTTCCTCCACTAATTGTTGCAGAAGATGTAATGTTTCCATTAAATGTACCACTACTAAATATAGCGTCTGTTGCACTCATATTGCCATCCATGTCAACAGTAAATTTAAAATTACTTGTAGTTCCAGCTCTAATGCCCGATGTTGGATCAATTTTAATTACTTTAATTCCAGACTCAGAACTTGCATGTGCACTTTGTCTTATTTCAAATTTAGGGCCAATAGGGTCTAATTCAATAGTAGGAAATGCTACAGCAGTGCTCTTAAAAGCATTTTCACTAATTGACCACCCGCCAATAGATCCACTATTTGCAGTTACTGTTCCACTAAATGTAGCACTTCCATCTGATGCAATATTAAAATTGGTTGAAGATATACCTGAAGTACCTATTGTGACTGGGCCAAATACCCCTGTTGATCCAGTCAAAGTTCCTTTAATTGCTAGCGTGGGGGTTACTGCTCCGTAATCAAAACTTAAGACCTCATTGTTACCGCTGTCATATGCAGTTATTCCTCTTTTTACTGTTCTGGTTGTAAGAGAATCAGTAAAATTATTAACCCCGCTTAATTCTAATCTTCCTCCCCCAGATGTTGAACTAGATCCAACTCTTAGGTAAGAAGAAAAATTGCCATTACCTGCAACTAAATTTTCTATAGATATAATTCCGTTAGTCAAATCAACAAGGTTGGCTTGTGTTGGATTTACTGTTGAAGAATTTATTCTAGTATATGTTGGAGTTCCAGAAACAGAATACAATGCGTCTTGAGAGTTTCTTGTAATATAATAAAAAAACATTGGAGATGTATATGCTAATGTATTAGTTGCTAATGATAAAGCCTGTCTTAAATTATCTAAACCAATGTTTTGCCTATTAGTTGTTCCAGTTACTGTTAGGGATGCTACTTGAGTAGTTGTAGAAAATCCAGCAGTTGCGGTTGATCCTACATCAGATCCACGAACGTGAATGTCAATTGATTTAAATCCGTCAAAATCTGCTGACGAGTAAGTTCCAGCCCAATTTACTGAAACGGCAAATGGCTCTGAATTTATAGTTAGTCCAGATGCCAGTGTTGGTGCTTCTACTTGAAAGTTAGCCGCTGGATCCGTAACAATAATTGTATGTGTTGTTCCAACCGTGCTTGTTCCGCCAGTAGAATTTGTTGACCTAAGTTCAACTACGTAAGTACCAGCTGATGCTGCAATTGTTGCTTTCCCTGCAGAAAAAAATGTGTACGCAATTTTTCCTGTTCCAAACATTCCATTGGCAACAATAACATCTACCTTTTTAGATCCAGTAGGAAAAGTTGGAAGCTCTACTGGAATTGATCCTGCAAACGTAGATGGGACAATTGTTCCAGTTGGAACTCCTGGAGCAGATTCATTTGATGTTCTTACAACATATGAAGGAGACCAATCACTTGTTTGATCATCAGAATAAATCCATTTAAATTGAGTTGCATAAGTTTTATTTAATTTTAAATTTTTAATAGTTACATTAAAATAGTTTTTATCTGAACTAGTTTGAGCAACTATAGACAAGTCATTAAATGCATCTGCCATTTAAAACTCCAGCGCTAGCTTATATTCTATATCTACTTGTCTTCCCGAAGGCTTTGTAAGTATACTTCCTCCAGTTAAAACAGACCTGCTGATAAGTCCAAAATAGGGATCAAATGTGTCTTCATCATTAATTCTTATTCCATCAAAATAAACAGTTGTTGCGCCGCCCGATGAGGCAGTAACTTCTACACCAATTTTAATAATAGATGATAGATCTGGTGGAGTAGCACTTACGTTACCAAAAAGATTATTTAATGTTGATGATTGAATTCTATCTCCCGTCCCTGATTCTGGTGTAAAATCAATCCAACAGTACGATGTGCTTGAACTATAAAATTTAATTCTTATTTTAGATGTGTTTGCATCTGCTTTTTTATATGCAATTGAAAGACTATCGTTAACACTGTAGCCAGAAATGTCCAAGGTAGTATTTGAATTTGTGTACTCTTTTGCTGTACTAGTTGTAGCAGTAACTTCAATCATATTATCTCCTATTTTAGGAATAAATGAATCAGTCTTATAAGCGATTACTGGATTAAAAGATCCATCTGTCCAGGATAGGTTGTTATCGAATGATGTTATAAACTTACTATCAAAATTATTAATTGATTTTCTAGATCCAGGGTAGAGGCCGATCTCAGATATTACTCCAGATATGTCTTGTGGAATTGTTGCCTTATATATAACAGAATATGATGAGGCATATCCTCCAGATGTATATGTACCCGTAGCCGAGTTAGTTATTGTAAATTGAGTATTTGTTGCCGACGCAATTACAGCACTTGATAAATTATATTGTGATGGAGATATGCCAGTTATTTTAATAGTCTGCCCCGCAGTAAAATTATTATCAGCAGTATATGTAATAACTGTTCCGCTTCCTGTGGCACCTGTTATATTTGCAGATCTTATGTCTACGCTGCTTAATGTTGCTGGAAGTCTATAAAATTCAAAATTTAATTTTGTATCATTTCCTTCTGAGTTGACTGCAGTACTTCCTATGCCTAGGGCTAGGTCTTTTGTAGTAAAATCTACCATGCCAGCCATGTGGCCAGTTAAAAATCTTTTACCAAATTTTGTTATCATAGTAGCTCTATTCTTGCGTTTATCGCTTTTAGATTTTGTGCACTTGAATTTTTAATTTTAAAAACTAATTCTACTGATGGATTTCCTATTGCATCATATACTACATTATTTGAAACGACTTGAATATCAGATAAAGATGGAGCTGATGGATAAAGAACAGATGTTACTGATTCTGTTACATTTTGTTCTGCTGTTTCATTTTCTGCAATTACTAAAGCTCCATCAATTTCATCATAACCTATATCTGGAGACCCCATATATAAAGCCCCTACAACATTCCCAGGAATTACTCTTCTATAGTTTGGGCCTAGGTCATTTGCCTCTGGAGAATTAGAGTATATTACAATAGGAGCGTCTGCTGCTACGCTTGTTGTTGATGGCTTATTTGATGTCATTTTTTTATTATACCATTTCTTGGCTAAAGAGTCCTAGCCGTAATGGAAGTCTCCAATCCTTGATTAAATGAATTTGTCACATTCATAACTACAAACTTTTTAGTTCCGTCTAAATCATTAGATGGGTAATTTATAGTGACTATATCTCCCACAGAAATAAGTGGGTTTCCAAAAACTTGCATAGATACCACTGATTGCTGCTTAGACCATAAGTCTTTAATCCAGGTAGATATAGATTTGGCATCTGATTCTTTCTGTATCCATTTTGATTCAAAAATTACTGGCTCTGGATTAGTATACTCATTAATAGTACTGTCCATATATTCATGCTGACCTGAAGTAACTAAATAGTTACCAATTATACTAAATGAGTTTAATGAGGAATCATCTAATGGTACCCATGTTCCCGCATTATTTATTAAATATACTTCTGCTCCAAATGAAGTAAGCCTAGACCCCAACACACTAACAAATTTATTTATTCCTAAACTTGGGTATAGTGGATACCCTGGCCTAGATTCATATTTAATATCTACTTTTCTTAACTCACGAGCAACAGTTCCAAATTCTTCAAGATAACCATTTTTTAAAGTAGTTTTATTAAAATTACTTAATACTTTTTCTCCATATAGGAAATTTAAAACCGTATCATTAAATTGGCCATTGTATACATTTTGTAATATACCAGAGTTATACTCACTTTCTTCAAGCGGAAGAGCATAGACATAATCATAATATGCTGATCCTGTAGTAGCACACATAGATATGTTTGGTGTAACTGGAAGCACTTTATTTCTTGGATCAGTGCTAGTAGTAGAATCTGTATCAACTGCACTTATTTTAAAATTATTTATATACACATCAATTGTTCTTGAGCCAGATGCTACTTTAACTTTTATGTCGACCTTATAAGAGGTTGCCCCTAAAATTCCAGTAAGTGATTTTGCTGGATTGTTTTTTTGGCTATCATTTAATTCAACCTTGTTTCCGTTTACTACTTTTAATATCTTAACTTCTCTATCTGATGTATTTGAAAGATTAGAAGTTGTTTGCATTAAAACATAGTACCCAGATTTTCCAGCATCGTCTGTAAAAAATCCTATTCCTCCAGCCGCATCAACATTTGTAGCGCTGCTTTGAAAAAATACTGCCGTACCAAATGAGTAATAGCTATATGAATTAGATATTGCAGTATTTTTTGTAGCAATTGAAAAATTAGTTGGATCTTTAGAGTTGTTTGTAACTCTAAATAAAGATTTTTCTACTTGTCTATTACCGCTTGTAGCAAATGAAGACCCAGTAACTGTTTGCACTGGTACACCATCGTCTGCTCCAGAATCAAAAGCTGAGTTGTTTACAACTACAGGTGAAGCTGGCTTTGTTGATGAAGGGGCTCCTGCTGCATCTCCTGTTGAACCAGGGGGAACTAGTACTGCTGTAGTAGTTGATGTTACCCCCGACAGTGGGTTATACTTAGGCATAGTAAAACTTTCTGTAATATAAGGACCAAATGTTCCTGTAGCTCCCGCTCCTGTATATGCTCGTGCCCTAACTGTATACTTTGCACCTGGAATTAAACCTTCACGAACATGCACTCCGCTTGATGTTGTAAATGTAAAATCTGGATCATTAAATGTTCCAGTGCTAACTGCTGATCCAGCGTAGCTTCCTGGCGTTTGTGTTGGAGTACCTAAAGTTATAACTGCTCTTGTTACAGATGTAGTTTGAATTGAAATCCAAGGGATAACAAGATTTCCTGGTGAAGGAGTTGGAATTGGTAAAAATGAACTATCCCAGTAATTGTATGCGTATGCCATTATGCCCAATTCACCTCGTATCCGCTCCATGAATTTAATATTGTTGATGCTGCTGCATAATGATTTGCTACTGTTGTATTAAATGCACCTCTAGATTTAATTCTATATCGGCCACTTGGTTGATAATTTTTAGCACCCACTACGCCTGCTCCTAAATATTTTAATACATCTGACTCACTTGTTACCCAAACTTGAGTTTTTGTATTGTTTTCATTTAAATATTCATATTGAATTGCATCGTATTCAATAATTTCTGAATCAATTACTAAATATCCACTGTACTCATAAAGAACCTTGGTCTTTGACTGATACGTATTAACAGTAATAGGGGAAAGAGAAATATAACCACCTGCTACAATGTTTGAGGGCAAGTCTTGTTCTAGAGAAAGTGCACCCATAGATGTGGTGCCAGATTTCCATAGGGGCTGTGAGTTTCCAGTGTACTCTGATGTAGTTACACTATTCCATAGAACCTTTACTTGATTTGCTGAAGCTAAATCATTTTTAGATAAAGAAATAATGTTTGAAAGATTTGATCCATCTGCTGCATATCTAAAAGACCAATTTGTTGTCTTAGCCAAATCAAACATATAGTCTCTTGTGTAAAATTGTAATACATTGTTTTCATCAAATACTGCAGTCATTTGTGAGTCTCTACATAATTCTTGTATTGCATTCCAAGCTGTCTTTGAATCATCCGTCCACCAAAATCGGGGAGAGAATACAGAAGTGTCTGTAGCGGTTGAATTAAAATTATAATTAGTGAATCCAACCGAATCTAGAAGTCTTCTTAATATTGCAATAGCTGAGTATCCTTCACATACAATACTTGGAGCTATAACATCTTGTAATATCTTTGCTCCATCTAATGCTGTAATTGATATATCTCCAAATTCAGATGTTGACCAATTGTCTAAGTAAAAAGTTCCTTGATTAATTTTTTCGTATGTACCGACAGAATCTGTAAGTGTACCAAAAGATCCGTACAATTTAAAATATGGTTTAACTTCTATTTTTTTGTATAAATAAATTTTTGAAGAATCAAAAGTATAAGTTTTATCAAAAGATATAATTTTTCTTGCTGCTTCATATGATACAAGATTCATAGACAATGAGTTGGCTGAAACTTTTCCAATAGGCAAGATATCCTCAGCACTTGTAGAAGATTCTTTTGAAATTGAAATATCTGTAACATAATCACTTACATCTAGAACTAATCTGGGAGAAAATTCAATTACACCAATATATTTACCAGACACTGCTCCTGTAGTCAATCTAATAGATGTTATGCTAACTGGACCACCTAATGTTGCTGGCTCTGTAGTTACCCACGCTGTTCCATTATAATAAAGTGTTAATGTTCCAGCATCATATTGTCCAGAGGCAAATGGCTTTATTTGTGTGTTTGTTCCATTTGCAATAGATGAGCCGTTTGCATATATGTTCCAAGTTGTGGGGGTGGAATGAGATATTTCAAATCTTGCTATAATTTTATTAGTCAGCATTGTCTTTGGGTAGGTAATAGTTAAATCTACTCCCACGCCTTTTGCTGCTAGCCAATATTTGTAGTATGTATCTGCTCCTGGATAATATGTTCTGTAGTTGATTGAATATATGCTTGATCTGGGATCTCTATATGTGCCAGTTCCTACGTCTCCTGTAATTCCATACTTTACTCCCGCCCCAATTGGCCTAACTGGTTTAATTACAGAGTCTATTGGAAAAAGTTTTTTAAATGGCTTGCTTCCATCGGCTTTTGTTATATCATCACCAGCAACAGTTATGTTATCTACCATACTGTTTATATTGTATTCAAACGTACAGCCAGTATTTAATTTTATAGATGTGTTTTGTTCAAGGGCAGTTTTTGCTGAAGTAGATGCTGATACTGGCATTACACTTCATCCATACTTAAAGAAACATTCCAGTGTGGCTGTATACCACGCTTGGCAATTACAAAATTACAATCAGTAAATATAACATTATACTCTTCATATCCTGATGACTCTTGAGATACACCATTTTGGGCTATATTAAGTCTAATCTTAAAAGTGCCTTGCCCTTCTTCTCCTAAATAAAAAGATTTTAGATCTTCGGCTCCCCATGCTCCGTCTACCGTTAAACTTCTATATGATGGAAGCATGCTCCATGATGTTGAAAATTTTCTTTTATCCGCCACAAAATTCTTTCGTAGTGTTCCATTTGAGGTTCTAACAACTTTTTCAATTCTTTCAACATTTATGCTAAACTCACTTCTATTATGTTCTGTAACTTTGTTCCATACCTTTGTAGTTCCAGCGGGAGTTGCAAGAAGATCTTTAGCCTCTATACTAAAAATTGATCCTCTTGGTAATGTCATTGCCATTATATTGATCCTCCAACTGTTCTGCCTATTCCTTCTTTTGCATTAACTAATGCAAGCTCTTGCTTAAATCTTTTTACTACATCATCGGCAGTAACATTAGTTCCATTTAATGCAATACTAATATTATAACTATTATTGTTGTATGAACTATTTACTCCACCACGCATTCCAGTCACCTGTCCGCTGGCAATATTATATTTAGGCATAGTATCCGCATTTGGACGTATAATTCCACTCATCTGTGGAGTGAATGGTGTAAATCCTTCTTGTTGATACCCTAGAGGAGTAAGTCTATCATTTACAGCATAGGTTTGTCCAGCAACTACTGGTCCGCCTAAAGCTTTTTTAACTGCTCTGGATCTCATCCAGCCGTCTTCTCCTCTTTTAACTACGTAAGTTCTATCATCATAAGTAAAAGTATCGCCTTCTTTTAATTTATATTTATCAATAATGCGTTCTCTTGCTTCATCTGTAAGGTCTCCTTGAGTTGAGCCCTTAGCTGTCTTTTTTAAAGCGTCAAGATTAAAACCTTTATTAGCTGATAAAACATCTGCGGTTACAAGAGATTTTGTTGCTTTTGCACTTCCACCCATTGCTCGTACAACATCAGTTAAAGTTGAGCCACCCTTGATACTTTCAGCCATGGCTGCAAAGTTTGCTTTTGCTCCGCCTTGTATTTCTGTAACAAGTTTAGAAAATGCTTGATTGCCTTCTCCAGCGGCTGTTGGAACAAAAGTGGAACCCTGATAGCTTCCGCCTGCTGCCAGTTTTCCTTTATTTGTTTTTGAATCTACATATTCTGGGAATGCTTTTTGAACAACATCTGATGCTTTTTCAAGGCCAGCCACAACAGTCTGCAATCTTCCGTCTAATGATTTTTGGCCTTCTGCTTTTTTAACAGGGTCTTTTAAGTTATTATTTTCAATTTGATCAATTGCTAGTTGCGATAAAGCTGTCTTAACGGCATTAATTTCTGATAACTGTTCTGCAAAAGTTTGTCCAGATTTATTATATTTATTAATAGTATCTTGCTGTTTATCTTTTTTAGCTTGATCATCATCAAGAAGTTTTTGTTGTGCAGCTTCTTCTTTTTTAGCATTTGCATCAATTTTATCTGATGCTTTTCTTAACTGAGTTTCTTTAGTTAACTGTTCTATAGATAGATTTGCTGCTTCGTAAGCATCTCTATCTCCACGAGCAAGGGCTGATTGTGCTTCTAACTGAAGCTTCTTTAATTCTAATTCTGTATTTTCTGCGCTTACAGAATCTGATAGAGCTTTCTTTTTTGCATCAGCACGATCTCTAATTGCTTTAATTTCATCTTGAATTGCTTTTATTTTAGCCTTGTTAAAACCTGCTTCTGTTTTTTCAGCAGACTTTATAGCATTTTGACCATTTTTAATACTTGTTGTTAATTCATTAGTAGCTTTATTTGCAGTTCCCAAAGCACCTGCAGTATTTTTATTATCTATTGCTGATGCTGCCGCCATGCTTAATGCTTCTTCATATGCAGCAATTCCCATTGCCTGCTCTGATGTTATATTTCTTAAATCAATATTAACCCCAGCAAGAACAACACGCCATTTAGCATATACTCCAGCAATAGTATCTGAGCTTTTAAGTATGCCTGCAAGCTCTGGTCTTTCTTTTTTCAAATGTTCTAGTCCTTTTTCCCCAATTTTTTCTCTATCTGCGCCTAACGATTTTAATTTTTCAAATTGAGTAATAAGTGCATCTGCTTGTGTTATTGTTTTTCCTTGTGCATCTTTTGTTCCTATTAAAGCAGTTGCTGCAGAATCAAGACTAGATATAACTGTATCTATGTTTGAAGCAAAAGCTTTAGAATCTACCTTATCAATTTCTTTAAGGCTACCTAATAGTGTATTAATTATTGATGTTGCAGCAGAACCTCTATCTGTAATTGCTTTAAATCCTGATGATGCAATAGCACCAAATCCCTGACCAACTTTATTTGATGCTTCTATAATTGCATAAATTTTATTTGTTGCATCTTGTGCACTCATTCCAGCGGCAACAAATTGTGCCTTTAAGTTAACTGCAAGATCGGTAACCTTAGAAGAATCAATACTATTAAATGTTCCTACTAATTCTGGCATTGTTTCTTTTGCTGTTTTCTTTAATTCTTTTAATTGAGCAATTGTTAGTGTAAGTCCACCTACTCCTGAAGGAGTCATTGAATCATATGCAGAAAGCCCAGCTTCTTTTTGAAGTTTTAATTGATCTCTAACGTCTTTAATAGAGTTTCCAATATTCTTATAACCTATACCTGCTTCTTTAGCACCCTTTTCGGTAATACCATTAAGCATAATATGCTCTCTGCGTGTGTCTTCAAGTGATTTTTGCCACATCTTGACGCCTTTGTACAAAAGTAACAATGTAGTAATTGCAGCGGCACCTGGAAGCATTCTTGTTAATAGACCTGCTGCTTTTCCAGCAAGACCTAATCCATGTGTAAATAATCCAACACTCTTGTCTGCTCTACTAATTAATGGTATAATTTTTTGAAATGGCAACATTGGAAGAATAGTTGAAGCAGCAGTAATTGCAGTTCCTACTCCTCCACCAATACTTTGTCCTAACATTGATCCGCCCATCATTATTCCCATTTGAGTTCCCATGCCAAGGCCGCCGCCTTCTGGTCTGCTCATAAGACCTTTACCCAAATAACCTTTATCAGTCTGAGATTGAAATCCTGCTCTAAATCCTACTGGGCCACCACCTTCATTAAAGTATTGAACCATTCCACCTTTATTGTATCCTGGCACCATTCCACCATTTGCCATATAAACTGGTCCGCCATTTGCAAATCTTCTTCTTTGAGCAGCCCAACCTTTATGAACAAATCTTGATTCTGTAGCAGTAATACCAGCAGTCATTAATCTTTTTAAAAGAGGAGCTGGAGTTGTTGCATGTGCAAAAAATCCTTGCGAACGTGTTGCCTTTAATGGATCAAGTTCTATTGTTTTACCATTATGAGAAATTGATCGTAACTCCATACTAGGGCTACGCATCATATCGCCATTGCTTCTTCTATTTTCTGAAACTATATAAGCTGGCTCAGATGAAAATTTATTCCAAAAACCTAAAGCGTCTGGGTTATTGTATAAATGTTTTTGTATTACCATATCTGATGCCTGATGATATGGATTTCTTGCGTCTGTTACAGTTGCAAGATTTCTAATTCCTCTTCTATAAATAGTGTCAATTTCTTTTTGTAAACCTTCAGCATCTTTTCCAGTAATAATTCCAGCTTTTGCTAAAGAGTTTAAAAACTGATCTGTTGATCCTACGTGTGGGTGTCCTGATGCTTTCATTGCAGCTTCATAAACTGGCGTTGGAACACCTGGTCTTCCAGCCAACAAAGCATTCAGCTTTTCTCTTGATATACGCCCATTCTCAACAAGATGTGGGTATTTTGCTAAGATTGCAGGATCTGTAACATCATTTAAATATACTCCCGCTGTTCCTCTTAATCTGTATGAACCAATACTTCCTCTTCCTCTAAACCTATCTGGAAAAGTTGTTTGCATCTCTTGTTGTGTAACACCAGTTAATCTAGGAACAGTTACATCTTCATTTGCTCCCATTAAGGTTGCACCGCCATTTATTGCTTTAAGAAGAGGCATATTTTGTTTTGCAGCATCTGCATTAACAACAAACTCTCCTTCTGTAAGCATTGCGGGAACTGTATCTGTACCCATTGGCGTAAACTCTGGGCCGTCACTTCCTTGTTGTCTATATACAACTCCACCTGTTGCAAATCTTTTTGGAATTGTTGTCTCTGTGCTATATCCAGCGCCAAATGTTTTTACGCCTAGACCTCTTGCAATTTTATTAAGAAGATCTCTTGTTCTTCCTGGACGAAGAAGTTCTTTCATATTAGATTTTCCAGCATTATTTACTACTGGTTGATTTAATAGAGGAACTGTTGTTAGACCAATTGATCTTCCTTGTTGCCCCGCAATGTCTACTGATGCTTGTGCAATCATAGATTCTACTTGTGCATTTAATTGAATAATTTTAACTCTTGCCTGATCTACTGTTATTTTTCCTGCCTGTAATTGTGCAACAATTGCTGCTGATTCAACTGCCGCATTTGCTGTAAGCTTAGTCATTGTTGGAAGTAATGCTTGATATGAATCAGATAGCGATGCTGTTATTAATCCAGTGCTGGCAACTTCTTTTTTAAGTAATGCAATTTCTGCTTGTGATTGCATTGCAAGTGCGCCTGTCATTGCATGCCACTTTGCTGCTTCTGCCGCAACAATACCTGTTGATGCTCCGTTTACTGAAGTCAACCCTGGAATCTTTGGAAGATCATCAGCCATATACATCTGAGGATTATTTCCAATCTTTTGATTGACTTTTGGTGCACCTGGAACTACTCCAAAAATTGTTTGTGCGGCTTTTTGATCACTTGTCATACCTGCAACTGGATTAAGATGAGACATTGATCTAGTGTCTTGTGGACTGATTAATGGGTGGCTTGGATTAACAACTCTTTCTCCACTGCCCTTAACAATATTTCCAGCCACCGTTGAAATTGCTGGTGCAACAGATACTGCACCTGTCATTGCTTTAGACTGTAAGATTTCAAATTCTGTTACAAGTCCTGCAATTGCCGTCTTTAATACTGTGGCTGCTTTAGCATCACTATAAAATGTTGCTTCAACTAATGATCCAGCTTTTTGTGCCGCCAAAATTTCTGGAGTAAGCATTTTCCAGCCTTCTCCACCTTTAAATAATGATTTAAAGTGTGAGGCGCCCTTAATAATATATCCAAAGAAGTTTGCAAGCACACCAGTTAGCATAATAACTGGTCCAATAATTGCTGTTAAGCCTGTAACAAAAGTTAGAATAGTTTTAATAGGAGCTGGCAATTTATTAATAAACTTAAGAATACCATCAGTAACATTAATAAAAAATGTTTGTACTTTTAAAAATTCTTCTCCCATACTTGCTAAATCTGCTTTTAGTCCTTCAAGAGCTCTTCTATATTTTCCAGATGCTGATTCTGTAACCATACTTAATTCTCGACCCGCCACACCAGCTAATTCTGCTGAACTTGCTTTCATTAAATCTAATACTTGTAAAGTCTGACTTCCTTGCTTACCTAAGTTTGCAAATAAAGCATTCATACGAGCAAATTGAAATTTACCAAATAGTTGCTCAATTGCTTGTTGTTTTTGTAATGGATCTAAATTATCTAAAGCTTTTTGTAATTCTAATATTGTTCCTGTAAGATTTCCTGCATTTTTAGTTACAATTCCACCAAGATCAATGCCCATAGATGCAAACTTTTCTGATGCTACTTTTGTTGGATTAATTAATGAAGCAAGTGCTGATTTAAGAGCATTTGCTCCTTCTGCAGCATTTACTCCACCTTCTTTCATTGCTGTTAAATATAATGCTAAATCTTTTACACTTCCGCCCATGCCTTGAATAACTGGGCCTGCTTTTGGAATTGCTTCAATAAGATCAGCAAGACTTGTTGATGTCTGGTTTTCAACTGCGTTAAGAAAGTTAATAGATTCTGAAAGTTGATCTGTATTTTGTTTAAATGTGTTTTGAATTGCCAGGGTTGCTTTCATTGCATCTTGTCTGTCAACTTCTCCAAGTACTGCAAGTCTACTTGTTTCTTTAACAGAATTTAGTAAATCGTTACCTTGCTTACCTGTTGCTGCAATATCTGCAGCAAGAGTGATGGTATCTTTAAAAGATACGCCATACGTTTTTGAAATATCTTTTGCTGTTGCAGAAACTTCATTTCTAACTTTGCTTAATTCTGTTGCTGATGTTGCTGCAATTCCACCATAAACTTTTGTAAGTCTTGTTAATTCAGCATCTGCTTCTCTAAAAGCTTTTGATGCTGCTGTACCAAAAGCTGCTAATGGGACTGTAAGACCTACTGTTAGTTGACGTCCTGCCCACTGAGTATTTTTACCCCAGTTAATCATTTGAACTCCACCATCTTGAATAACTTTATTCATGATCTGAAGTTCTTGTTTAGCAAGAGCAGTTTTATTTTTTATAGAATCAAGACCCTGTGGAATATGTACGCTATATTGCATAAGACCTTGAGCATTTTTGCCCATAGGCTGTATAATTGCATTTTGTAAAGCCACTTGCTGTTTAGCAAGTTCTCTAATTAATCCACCTTGAGTTTTTGTATGCTGTTGAAATGTCTGAAAATATTGCTTCAGTTTCATTTGGCCCTTGTCTAGGTTGGTACCAAACTTTTCAACATCCGATGTTAAAGTAACAAAGTGTGTTGCAAACTGTCCAGTTCTTCTTAGGTTTTCGCCAAAAGATCTGTTCATCGTAGCAACTTGACTTGCAAGTCTTGCGTCCGATTGAATTATTTGTGCTTGAAGTTTTGATAGAGAGGCTGCAACCTTATTGACATCTGCAATAAGACCTGAGAAATCTGCATTAGCAACTATATTAGTTACAATATTTTCATCAGCCATTTATCTTTATGTTACTCCTCTGTATAGCCTAGACCTGCTCCAATTCCAAACCCTGCTTGTGCTGCAAAGCTTCCCTGAAGAGAAACTATATCATCACCTGAAGCTTTTATACCAAGAGCTTGTCTCTGTACATCTTCAAAAGTTTTTCCTTGTGGTGCTGCGTCTTCCTCATCTACATCTAAATCTATTCCTTTAAGACTTGCCGTAAACTTTCTGTCTTCCGACTTTTGTTTCTTAAAAGATTTCAATGTTTGAATAAGTTCTGGCATTGAAAGACTTTCTTCTAGTTCTTCGTAATTCTTCCAGTGACCCAGAAGAAATACTTCACCCTCTAAAGCGGCTAAATCTAGTTCTGACCAGCCAGAACCGCTGCCGCTAGAAGGTTTGGGTCGTCCATCTTAATCCCACCACATACTTCAAGTATGCGATTAATTGTGGGGACGTCAAGTGCATCTTCTAGTGCATCTCTATCTGCTACCAATTCTGGTAGTTGTTTTTCAAGTGCTACTGCAACTGCGTCAATTAATACGTTGAGTGTTTGCGCCTCTGTAGTTGAATCGCTTGCTGCTTGTAGTACGAGCATAAACTTTCTTAGCTCTTTGATGCTTAGGGGCTTCAACTTAACTGTTGAGCCATTCTGAAGCGTTACTTCTTCTACGCTATATACTGTTGTTGCCAATTTAATCCTCCTAGGATCTAGTCTCAATTATTATAACATATAGGCATTATCTATACAAATGGAAAGCCCCCAGTTTCCTGGGGGCTCTCATTAATAAATTAAATTTATTATGATGATACTGTTAGTACACGGTCAATAATCTTACCGTATTCTGAGCCAGAGTAGTTAGCATCTGGGAGAAGACGGAAAGTCACTGGGAATGTAGTTGGAGTAGTACGTGCAAGAGAGTGCTGTGACTGTTGTACAGACAAAACACGACGTGCATAATATATACGCTCTGCGGTTGCTGTAGTGCCAGCTGTTGGAGCTTGTCCAATTGCAATTAATTGACGCTCTGTTGGAGCTTGTCCCAAAGAACCTGCTTCAATTTTAATTGTATCAACCTTGCTTGTTCCAGTACCTGTTGTTGATAGTGATGTTGCAGATTGTCCGAATACGGTTACAATGTTTTCTAAAGTACCTTCTGACATTTCTGTTGCAATCATAACTTCCATTGCAGACTTGAACAGCTTAGCTGTATCAAGTAGCTGATCAACAGTTACTGAGTCGTATGTTGGGTTATATGTAATCTGAAGACCGTTGTTAGTAAAACCAACGTTACGATATCCAAATAATCCTGATGTTTGATCTACACCATTAAGTGTAGTTGTGTATGAAACTCCAGTTGAAAAAGCTGGAACTGCTACGTTTTTTGCGCTGGAAGCAAGGCCTGCGCCTGGCTCAACATTTGAGATGTAATCTGAATCATTAATGTCAACGTTCGACAAAAACAATGGAGATGCACCAACTAAAATGTTTTTAGCATTACCTACGGATTGTGCCATAGTTATTTTCCTCCTATTTATAAAAATATATATATATTGTTGTAAATCATTAAATCTTGGCTGGCTAGGCCCTTCCCTCTATGTATAATAATAGAGTATAATGCCCCCAAAGGCAAACTAAAGAAATCTGCCTGTTGTGTTTAGATGTCTTGCGTATTTAACCTCAAGGATTACATCGGTAGACAAAAACCCTGCTAATTCTTCAGATGGGGCTGTTGGAGAAATATCGGCTATAAATATGCTAAAGAATTTGAACTTCTTTGATATGCCAGAATAGGCATTTGCATCTCTAGCCGAATCATCCATTCTTCTAAACAGGTCTGTCATCAAGTTTCTAATCTCATTTATTTCTGAAACATCTGTTGAATATATAGTAAACAAAATCTGCTCACAGCAGATTGCCCAGTTGTCCTCATATGATAGCCCTATCTTGTCATAGACTATATGTTTCTTCCCGCTCAAAAATTGATTCATTTCTGGAGACTGCTGAACAGGTATGATTGGAATAATCTCTTGCCCTATATTATCTGAATAGTAGTCGGTAGATTTAAAAATGCTATTAGCCGTTAATTCAGACCAAAGGTACTTTCTTAAATCAACCATTATGTCTGCCTTATAATCTGTCATACCACACCTCCAAATGCTGAAGCAATTGCTGATTCTGCATGCATATTTAATGTGTTAGCATTAAATGAATATTTAACCTTTTTAATATCTGATGGAAGTTTCATTGATTTAGTTAATGATGAATTAAATATTTGTTGAAAACCTGATTTTTTAATTGATAAGTTTATTAAATTACCTGTAAAAAATTGTGCATATGCTATTTTGAACCTTCCAGTCGCTTTGCCTCCACCAGGCCTTGTAACGGTCACAGAGGCTCCTTTAGGCATATATACTACTCCAGTACTAGTTTCAAATACTAATCGCTCTGCGAACCTAGGACGGATTACTAGAGGCACTCCAGCTTCCATCACAGACGCTTTATTAATAAATACGTGTCTTTTATTTCCAAAGTTACTTGGAACAACAGATTTAGAAGGCAAAAAATCAGATGTAATCTTAAATGAAAGTCCATCTGTAGATAGCACTTTTAGCTTAAATAGTCTTGCGCTTTTATTGCCAGTCTTTTTCCACTCATATACATGATGCAAAGATTTAGGATTTGTTCTTGATTTTGAATCTATATATAAGCCAAAGTCTTGTTCTATTTGTTTAAATATTACAGACTGAAATTTTTTTTGAAATTGTTTATTTGTTGTAATTTTAGAAATAACCTGTGCCTGATAATATATTGCTGCTGATATTTGAGCAACTGTACTATCTTTTAAAACGCTGCCAGAGGTGCCAGCCATGCCTTTTTGTAGTCCGCTGGCTGCTGTAACTAATAATGAGCTATTGTCCAATTGTCTGATTTTCCGATCTCTTGACGGTAGAGTTATATCCTAATATTCCGCCTAGCGGATCCGTCATTGGAGTTACTCCCATTACCTCAAATACTGTAGGGGTATTACTAGGAAAATTTAATTCTTCCCAGATAACTGTTCCTTCTGAGTCTCTAATGTTTGTTATTTTTTCTCTTAGTATAATTTTTTCTGATGTTCTAATTTGTAGCATTTGCTCATTAACATATTTGTTAGACAATGTTTGTCTATCGCTAGTTCTGCTTGAGGCAGAGTTACTTATAACACCTTTTGCACTGCAAGGTACGGTCCTATCAAATTGCCATTCTTTTTTTATTGAGCCTGTGTCTGCATCTTGTAAATCAGATTGCTTGTAGACATCCATATACATAGACAAAATAGAGTCAACAAGATCATACATTAGATTACAACCATCTTGTTGATAACATATGGAAGAAGTAATTGATCTGCATAGAGATTACCAGTTCCTGAATATGTACCAGAATTGTACTCGAATTTCCAGTCAAATGTCTGTATTGACTTCATATACTTATTACGCCAAACTTTATCTTTTGAAAAATAATCTTTCATTAATTCAATACAGGCAAGATCAACTTCATCAGGAACTTCTTCCCAGCCAAATCTACCTTGTACTCTATAGGTTATTCCATTTGCAAATACTCCGTTATAGGTATCATTCATTGGAGGAGGAACCATTCCATTTGCTGTATACACTGTATTGTCAAGCATATTAGCTCTATTAATTCTTATTCCAAATCCACTTTCTGAAATAATTGTATTATAGTTCCAGTTACTGACATTAGTTAAATTATTTAAAAGCAGTATATCATTCATATATAACTCATGAAGTTCTGCTAACTTATAAGGTAAAGGCAAAACGTCAGAACCTGATCCATATGCTATTTGAACATCGTCATACAAATAGAACTGTTGCTGAGTATATGCTTCAATTAATTTTCTGGCATATCTTTCAGCATTACACAATTCAAAATATGATTTAGAATTAGGGTCAGAATAATCAGACCCTAATCCCAAAGCATCAATTGCTTGACTCATATCTGTATATGGAGTTTGCACGTAAACCTTATGGCTTTTTTCTGTAGATACTGAGCCAACTGTGTATGACCAATTTAGTCTAAGCTGTCTCTGTCTTGTGGTATATGATACTGGAATATATACTACGTATGTACCCGCATCTACTTCCGACTTTATTGCCGTTAATGTTGCAAGTATTGTTCCAGGGTTAATAGGTGGAGATATTGCTGGATCTTCTGTAATGTCATATAGCCGAACAACTGGAAGACTATCTGAGTCAGTTAGCTTTCCTTGCCAAAACACTTTATGTGTTACTGGTGAATTTGAACCTACTAGAATTTCCATTTAATAAAGGTTAAGCGTAGTACTCCTGAACTTCCTTTGGAGTTGCTAAGCGAAAACCCTCCTCCTTGTCAAAAATTTCTTGAGCATCATCTGCTGTCATTGCAACAAAAGGATGCTCTTTTGTAAACGTAAATCCAAGAATATCATATCTATAATTCTCTCTAGTCATTCTGACTAGCATTGTGTTTTCTGGTTGAGAATCAAGATTAAATCTTGGAAGAATTTCTTCAGCGTCTTCGCTAAATTCATCTGCCGCCTTTTCAATATCTTTAATAGTCTTTTGATAAACAGACCAAGTTACTCCCTCTTCGGCAAGAGCGGCAACAATATCGGCCTTATTCTTTAGTCCATCAGTGTCAACTGCAAAGTCCTCTGCAACTTTTCTGAGTTCTGCTACTTTCAATGTCTCAAATGACATATATTCTCCTTTGTTAGGTTCTTCAATTATAGCATTGTTAAATTAAAATGAAAAGCCCCCAAAATTAATTGGGGGCCTCTCTGGGGCTAATTCTTAATTAATTAAGAAGCAACCTTAACGTTCTTTACGACAACCCAAGCATCTGCTTGTTCGATCTGGACGCCAACACGAGTATACATTGTGTACTCGATTGAGTCCTTACGTGGCCAGAAGAAACGGTAAACAGTTACATCACGCTTGATTCCAATAACAACGTTATTTGGGAATGACAAGTGGATATCTCCGTGTGAACCTGAAGCTCCTGAGTGTGTTCCAGTCTGTGTCTCGTTAAGAAGTGGTACTTCAACAATTGGAATACCAAATGCGAATGGTGCCACATATCCTGCTGGGCCACCTACTGGTGCTGTTCCTCCACGGATAATGCTTGAAGCGATGTCCTGTGGAATTGTCTGATTTGTTCCAATGCTGTTAGCATATAGGAAGTCCTGAATCAAGTTTGATCCAGCAAGGAAGCGAAGGTCTGCACGACGTTGCTTGTACTTACGTGGCATAGCCTTAAGTGCCTTGTTGAATACTTCACGAGAAACTCCAGCGCCAGCTGCGTCTACGACACGACCTGATGCCTTTGCCTTCTTTACAACGCCATCAAATGACTTGTAAAGAGCGTCTGAAGAAAGTGATGTGTCACCGTTAAGAATAACATCTTCGATGTCATTTCCTGCTTGTGTTGCCATCAAACGTGCAATATGATCTTCTAGATCTGCACCTTCGATGTTATCTTCTAGAGACTCTGTTGAAAGCTCCCAATCCATGCGGAGTTTCTTTGTTGTTAAAGAAATTTTTGAGAAAGTTACGGCACTGTTAGCACCATCGTTATCTCCTTCGGTTGCAAGCTTCATAAGCTTCTCACCAACGGACATACGGTCGATCTCGGCTGTGTCTGACTTCATACGAACTGTACGTGCAACTTTACCGATTACGGTTGCGTCGAACATATAGTCAAGGAAGCGAGCAGATTGTTCTGGGTTTAGAAGACCACCATTGCCATTTTCAGACGCTGTGTGTACTCCTGAACCACCAGTTGTTGAAGCAAAAGTACCACGAGCTGTTGTGCCTGTAGCAATTGCTTTTTCTAATGTTTCATTACTCATTTATTTTTCACCTACCTTAGTTAAATATTTCGTTCACGGAACCGAGGAAAGAACCGTTCCATTTAGATTTTTTGATTGTTACCTCTTCTGATCGGCCAAGATCTGAAGACTTCTTAATTGCAGTCTCTGATTCTACTGCATCGACACGCTTTTGTACACCATCAATCGTGCTCTTGATATCATTTACAGCACTTGAAAGCACTGTGTGTTGTTCTGCCAACTCTGAAATTCTAGCATCTACGCTCTTGCTGAAAGATTCAACAGTCTCTTGGATTGTTGTTACCTGTGCTGCATTTGCTTCTGATGCCTTGTTTAGAGTTTCTGAGAAAAAGCCTTTTAGATCGCCTAACATCTTCGCAAAATCAGGTTCATCAACCTTATCTTCTGATACTTCGGCTGCTTTTTCCAGAGTTTCGGCAGGAACGTCTTCTGCTACTGCATCTTCTGCAGGCGCCTCAGCTGGAGCTGCATCTTCTGCAACAACTGCTGTCTCTTCAACGGCTACTTCAACTGCTGCATCTACTGCAACGTCTTCAGCAACTACGTTTTCTGTGTTATCTGACATTTCATTACCTCCTTCTGCGTTTGCCTGTTTTGCAATTTTTTGTGTATCAGGCAACGTAAATCTTGAATGCTTGTACGCATCAAGAATCTTATCAATCTCTTTTGCTTTGTTAACATCTGAACTCTCAACCCAACCAATTAGTTGTGCTGGCTTACCAGATACTGGTGAGTCATATGTTTTCTCTGTTGAGATAAAAACAGAGTTACTGTCTTCACAGTAAAAAATATTTTCGGTTACAACATCTACTGCTATACCCTTTGCAATGTATTGTCCATTTACTTTCTGAATAGAAAGAATGTTACAAAGCTCATTTGCTGGAGAGTCTACAATTGATAGTTCCATCAATTCATAGTCTTTAATAAATCTTACAGTTTTACCCGTAGCCTTATTAACTTCATTATCTGACTCTTTAATCTTTCCGCCGATTGAGAATCCTGAAAGAGTTCCATCTAGAACTTTTTCCCAACTGTCCTGTGCGCCTTTTGAAATGTATGCTGTGACATAAACTCCGTTATAAAATTCTTTAGTTGCTGGGTCATAGAAAGTTTCTGGCTTAAAAGAAACCATTTTTCCAACTGCAAGAGATCCGTGCATTTCACGAATGTTTCCACGGAAACTTTCAAATGCTTTTACGCTTGCTTCTGATGTTACAACATCGCCTGTTTGATCAACATTGTCTAGTGTTGCAAAACCAGAGACAGTTCTTTTTTCACGGTTAACTTTAGTGAAAGGAACAGACAAGTTAATGTCGTTGCCATGGCTAGTCCATAAAGACTTTTCAATATTCATATGCTTAATTTTATCTACTTATAGATAAAAAGGCAAATAACAGTTGAGTAGAGTTAGTCAACCTGTCTGCCATCGCCCTTAGCATTTCTTCCCTCTCCAGAAATATCTGGGGTGGTTGCTTGGCGATTTTGGGATCTTTGTCTGGTATTTCCAGCCACGGCTGTCTGCTCGGCCTTTGCTGGACCCTTAAGTTCAATAACATTATCTCCGCCATCTAGCGGGATCATGCCTTTTCTAATTCTAACTTCATTAGGGGTAATTACCTGCATTCTTAAATATCTTTCGTCAATTTTAGACTGAGTATCTTCATCAGTTAAAGTTAATTCATTAAATTTAAGTACTAGGGCATCTGTCTTTTCCTCAAATATTTTATTTACTTTTTTCTCTAAAATCATTTGGGCTGGACGACAAACCTGCTCTTTAAATGTTTTATCAGCATCTCTTGCTACCGCTAAATTGACTCCTTCTGGAGTTCCAATTTTATTAATTGGGACACGGTGGGCCAATAGAATTTCATCTCTATTTGATTTACGATAAATATTAAATGATGATTCCTGTGGATTTGCTTCCACTGGCTCCATTTTAAATTCTGTCTTTGAGTCGGGGGTATCTCCTGGAAGTGGTATATATAGGGATCTATGATTCTTTCCCTTTAATCCGACCTGGAAAAACTCAAGCAATTTTCTCTCTGACTCTGGAGAAAGCTTTGCTCCCTTTACTGTAATAATATATCTTGGGACCGCTTTGTTTTCAAAATAATCTAGGTTGTATCTGCCAGATAATTCATTACCTGCAAGGGCTACCTGTGCGGCAATAATGTCTGGGATTCCGTAGTAGTTATTCATGGGGGTATATTTCTTCAAATGAATAATTTCATTTGGACGATCTTCTTGTCCAGCGATTGGATTTTCTGTTTCTGTATCTCCAAAGTTATTGAAGAATACTGCCTTGCCATATAGCAATTGAATAAATCCATCTCTTAGTCTACGCACACGCATTGTCTTTGCTGGGATATGACCAATATATCCAATGTTTCCGCCAGTGGTTCTTCCTATTTCAATATAGCCATTTCCTGTTGCTTCTAAATCTGTATAAGTCTTTATTAAAGTTTGAGTAAATGTATCTTCTTCATTTGTTGTATCAAGCCATGCGTGAATATCTTGGCGTAACTTACTTATTTTTCTACGTGCTCTTTCAAGAGACTTATCATCTGTAAGTCCATCGAGGGCATCATTTGTTTTCTTTGTTTCTACAAAATCATATCCTAGGCCAACTATGTTGGCAACCTTTGCATTAATTGCTGCGTAGTTATATGTTGATGTTTCATACACTACCGAAAGGTATTCAAGGTTATATGTTGGCTCTACCAAATCGAACATAGCATATCCTGTAATAGCTTGTGCTAATAGGTTTTGCTGTGTTCCCGTTCCTTCTACGCCAGTAAACGATTTAGAAAATTCTCTGCTTATTTTTCTCTTAAATGAAGAACCCAGTCCTCTAACTTTTTTTAATTCATCTATTCCTGCAGCAAATGGGTCATTGCTTACTTGATCCTTTTTTAAGGAGAACCAGTCTGCTGTGTTTGAAATATCAATTATATTTTCAGAACTTTCATCATCAATAAATTCTACGGTCATCTCATACCTTTCAACTTTTTCATCTCGTCTTTATAGTTTCCAATATCTAATGGATCTGGAACTAATCCCCAGTCAAGTCTTTGTTTTTGGTGTTGGAATTCCTCATCGTCAATCTTCCTTCTTCCAGAAAGAAATTTAGGCCCGCCTTCATATATACCGAATGAGCGAACTTCTCTAGCCAAAGCATCGATCTTGGATCTATTTCCTTTTTTGGCCGTGATTGAAAGAAAGTTGCCATCATCGTCCCCAATCCATCTACCGTCAGGCATTTGCCAAACATATATTCCGAGAGTTGTTTCTTCTTCAAGAATCTTGGTATTTATACGATTAATATCCATAGTGATTTATTTTACCATTATTTCTTACTCAAGTCCAGCTTTTTGTCACAAGATTGGACAATTTTATATACTTTGCAACACAATCCAGTCATTGTTATATGATTCAATTCCTTTTTCTGTCATAGTAATTGCCAAATCTTGTACTGAAATAGCAGGTCTTCCGACATATAAATCATAATGAGTGGCAGCAATAGTGGATGTCAATTCCTTTGCATATATAGCAATATTGTTATATAGACAGGATGGGCCTCCTGAAACTAAATAATTAAATTTTAATATGCCTGAAGCAGGTTGTGTTAAAACTATTATAATATGATGAAGTTGATTTACCGAGAATACGCCTGATATATTTGTCTGACTTGTTTTGTCTATTCCGTTTACGTATATCTTTAATATATTGGTCTTTGTTATGGTCCCATCGTTTGTCCAAGAGTACCTAGAAGCTGCGTACGAGCCCGTAGAGACGGTATCTAACAAGGTGTTAGCAGTAAGTGCAGAAGGTGTTAAAAACATCTCTAATGACTTTACAGAGCCTGTAGTGGTCAAATTAAAGCCTGCTCCCGCCTTGGTTCTTATTCCATTGTCATAATGCCTAGAAAGAAGAGGGTAATTTAATGATCCAAGGTAATACTCAGTTGAAGATGAAATTATGTCTCCATAATTATCTGCATAAACATCTTTGTTGGTATAAAAACTAACTGCAAAATATGCCAGTCTTGGCAAAAATTTGCTAGCATCTGTAGTAGCCATAGTTATTTTAATATGAACCACACCCGTGCTGCTAAATGAATCTTTTGTATATTGAGCTAATGGCTGTCCATTTGAACAATTTTGCCAGTTTGTTCCATCTACACTTGATTCAACTGTAATACCCAGATCATTTCTCCATTCAACCTTTGAGCTTACAAATGGAATTTGGCTAGGTATTAAAAATGAATCTTGTAATATAAATGTTTTTGACTGTACTGATTCTGTTTTATAAAAAGATATATATCCTGCAGACTCATTGTAGTAGGTATTACTATCAATAAATTCCGACCAATTTCTATTTACTGGATAAGAATATTGAAACTGTGCTCTTATAGAGGCATCTGTGCAAGAAAAAAGAATTCCCTCATCGGGGGCAACAACTTGAATGGCTGGAGCAGAAAAATTACCATCTGCATAATGTCTTTGAATAGAGGCATTAGAAAGGGAATGTCTATAAATTGCTGGTCCATCAATTATAAAAGAATCTCCAGAAGAAGCGGTTGGCCCAACAGAAATAGATAATGTTGTATTTGTAAATTTAAATCCGTCGACTAAAGATTTATTTGCTACCAATCTTCCATCGACATATAAAGAAATTGAATATACGGAGTATACTCCTACTAGGTGTAGTGCTCTTTTAGAGTATGTTACTGGATACCTAATTGATTCTGTAGCAGATGCCTTAAAAACAACATCTCCATTTTCCCAGTACAGTCCTATATTATTTGCACTATCTGACATAATTGGAGTTTGAGATGTTGAAACAATTGAAGGGTATATCCAACATTCTATGGTAAAGTCATTATCAGATGAATATTTAGTTCCCATACCTTGGGTTGTTGAAATTCCGTAATAGTTTTTATTTATAGGAAGAGTAATTGATGAGCTGCTATTTATTGTTGTTCCAAAAACTCCGCCCGAAACTAGGGGTAGGGCATCTGTATATATATCTCCAACATATGTTCCATCGTTTCCGCACCCAGAAACATCATAAACTACAGTGTCTATAACATTTAAATATGTTAAAAAATCATTTTCAAATGCTTGATATGTTGCATAATTATCTTTAACGTCTTGATATGTTTTTATCGTTGCATTATGTATTTCCGTTAATGGATAATATGCAATAGGATGATCTTTTAATACTTTTAATTTATATGACATTTTTTATACCTCCCTTCTTTTTGTTAATAAGTACAGCAAAAGTACCTACGAATGAGTTATCATTTTAGGCACTATTGTTTATAAAACATTTAGATATTCTATTTATATTTACAAAGATTGTAAAACAGTAAGAATAGCTTTTGCTTTATTCATTTCTACAGTTTCAGTACGAATTGCTGCATAGCATTGATCTGCATACCATAATTGTGATAGAAGCTCTACATCTTCCATATCATGAACTGTTGCAATTGTTGCATGCTTATCAGTTGCTCCACGATATTCAAGAAGGCGTGTAGGCCATTCTTGTGGAAGTGTTGCAAGGATTGCTGTATACATGGCAATGTTTGCCTCATATTGTGCAACTTCTGCTTCTCTTGCCTGTAGTGGTGTCATTGGTGTATCTGTCATTTTATTTCTCCTTTTCTATTTTTTAATTAAAATTGATTCCGCCAGTAAAGCTTCCTGTTGCAAGTAATGATGATGGATTATTATATTTTGTTCCAAATCCAGTTGTTTCTGAAAAACTATAAGCATGAACATATGGGGAATCAGTTGCAAGCATTGCCAATGCTTGTGCATTATAACTAAAAGCAATGGTATTATAATACGGTGGCGCTGTCGGCAAAGTGGCAGGATTGCTGAATTTTGAACCAAACCCGCCTGCAATTGTAAATTGATAGGCGTTTATAAATGGACTATTTTGGTTTACAAAAGCTACAGTGTTTCCAGTTGAAGAAAAAGCTACTGAATACGCATATGGGTCTCCTGATGGTTGTGCATATTTTGTTCCAAATCCGCTTGATCTTGACCATGCATATGCATAACAACCAGATATGCCCTGAGTTGTTACGGCATCTCCAGAAGGGTGCACTTCGGGATTACCATATCCTCCATATGTAGGAGTTGTTGTTGGATTTGCGTACTTTGTACCAAATGATTGATTTGATATTGAAAATTGATAGGCATGTAAAAATGGAGTTGTAGATGAATTTAAAAATAATGTTTCATTAAAATATTTAACTCCTGTTGCCGCACTTGACAATATTGTTGCTGGATCTGAAATTTTAGTTCCGTATCCCGCATATCCAAATTGATATGCTGAAACATACGGACTTCCAGAATGCGCTATAAAAATAAGAGAATCATCAATTTGTAAATCAACACCATTTCCATCGGATCCTGCTGGTAAAGTTAATGGATTAGAATAAGCGGTTCCAAATCCTGTTGAATTATTAAACGCATATGTTCTAAATAATGCGCCGCCGCCGTATGCTATAGATAGATATCCTTTACCACGACTCCATGAAGCGTCACGAACATAACTAGGTGGCAATGATGCTGAATCTGCATATTTGCTATTAAAACCAGTAGTGGTTCCATTAAACCAATTTTGTACCTGCATATATGGGCTAGCATAAACTGGAAGGAACACAGCATCAGAATTAGTTGTAGGTAAGTATGGTATATTGCCAGCCAACATATTTGCATATCTACTTAAAGAAGACATGCCACCTATTGTTCTAAGTTTTTTTATAAACATTATGCTATTTCAACTCCTGAAATATGAATATTAACAGATGTTGCTGAGGCTCCACCTGCAATAATTTTTGTTGCTCCCAATACCTGCTTCATATCAATTACAATTGAATCTGTTGCTGATATAGCTACTGCTGCCGCAATGCTTACTCCATCAAGTGATAAAGAATAAGTCTGAAGAGAGGCAGAAGTATTTGTAATTACAATATTTGTAATTACTGCTGTTGTTGCAGCGGGAACTGTGTAAAGAGTAGTAGCAGTATTAGTTGTTGCAGCACCTCTATATAACGCTTTAACTGTTGTTGCCATTATTTAACCCTCCTATCTTTATAGTATAGCATATTAGAATGCTCCCATAATATTCATTAGTTCTATATCTTTTCCGTTTAATTCAAATGACCCATTGGAATTTATTTCAGCTAAAACTGTTCCTGATGAATTTTGCCATTGTGTAAGATCTGCGGTTTGAGAAACTGCGCCTTTAATAATTAATCCAATTGTAGATGCGGCAGGGGTTACAGAAGCTTGAGTTCCACTTAAATAGTTTCCTATTGATAATGTTCCGCTAGTTTGAAATGAACCATAAGCATTTATAGATGCTGCTATTGAGCCCGTATAATCTTGCCACTCTTGCATACTGGCAGTTTGTGAAGCAGTTGCTTTAATAACTAAACCTTTATTTGCTGCTGCAACAGTAGTAATTAAAAATCCACCAGTGTCACCATTTGTTGTTAACAAAGCTTTGCTTGCTGCTTGAGATGTTAAAGCGGGAAACTTTAAAGTTGCATCTGCTGCCATTGATCCTAATACTGTTGAATATGCCGAATTTCTAAATTCAAATAAATCTCCTGTTTGACCTGATGCTTGCTGTATTCTCATTGCTGGAAGTCCACTGCTAGATGCTACAAAATATCCTGTTCCAACAATATTCATTCCTGAAGATGAATTTGTACCTATATTAAGTTGTCCACCAGAGGTTATGTATCCTAAAAGATAGCCGTCGCTGTTATACCATTGCATTATATTATTTAGTCCTGCAACCTTTAAAGTTGCGCTGCCTACATAAGTATCTGAAGTAGTATTTGCGACTGTAATAGATGTAGCTGTTGCTGATAATATTGTTCCACTTGAAATGTTAAAAGTTGTTGGGTTGGCACCAGTAATACCTACTGTTTCTCCCGCCATTGGAGGAGTAAGGCTAGATCCAGCAAAATTATAAGTTACTGTAGTTCCATTTCCTGTAGCAGAAGTAACTGCTGTAGTAAATGCAGGTCTATTTCTAATAGTTAACGGAACACTTCCGCTATGTTTTGATTGCATTGTAATTGCTCTATATCCATCCCAATCAAATGGAAGGTTTCCTTCAATTCCTGTTGCATCCCCACCTTGATCTCCTGCACGATATGAAAGTAATTCTATATTTGCAAGTTGAACAGATGAAGTTGCATGAGTATTTTGCATTGTAATTCTTATATATCCGTCACTACCAATATCTGTTGTTGCAAATATTCTTCTTGTTACCGCAGATGAAATTCCAGACCAAGTTCCTCTTGAGTTCCAGCTTGAGCCGTTTGAACTTGATTCAAATGTTAAGTTATATGAGGGACTTGGTGATGTATAAGTACAAGTAACTCTTAACCATTTATTAAGCATGTAATTAAAATTAAGATTTGAAAATGTCCATCTATAATATGTCGATGGCGGGATAGCAATTACACTATAGTTTCTTCCATCAAAAGGAGATGAATTAAATGTTGTATTTGTCCAAGTTGTTCCATTTGTAGATGTTTCAAATGCTCCATTTTGAAATCTTAATCTATCAAACCAAACATCGTTTGGTAAAAATGAAATATTGTTTGCTGATGCTTGTGCGCTTATATCATTGGTGTCATAAACGCCTGAAGTGTAAAGTTTTCCAGTAAATGTATTATCTACGTTTAATAATGCTACGTTAGATGGAGTTAAACCTTGAATTCCTTGAGTACCTTGAGTTCCCGTAGTTCCTTGAGTTCCCGTCGTTCCTTGAAGTTGATTAAATCCTCCGCCTTGTAAACCCTGAACACCTTGAGTTCCTTGAACGGATCCCGCAATACCTTGAATACCTTGACCAGTTAAACCTTGGGTTCCCTGTAATCCCTGAACGGTACCAACAGATTGCCATGTTGTACCATTCCATAACCATGTACGACCTAAATATGTGTATGTGCTTACACCTGACGTTAAGCCTGTTGTTGGAAAATTAATTGGCATTAGATGTTAAACCTTCCTCTTACTGCATTAAAATTTTGTAGAACTTCAGCAGCTGACAATGCTTTATTATACTGTCTTATATGTCCTATTTTACCAGCAAATCGATCTATACCCGTTCCAATTCTTTGTCCTAAATATATTGGGCTTGTTGGTGAGCTAAATCCTGTTCCTGAAAGTGTTGTTGTTGCTGTTTGTGTGCCATTTACATAAACCCTTAAAATACTATTTGGCCAATCATAAACGGCAGTTACATGTGACCATGCATTTACTGTTGCGCTTGATCCAGCGGTAATGCCTGTTGTTCCATTATAAGCAGCAATAAACCAAGAAGGTGTGGGTCCCAAGCTACTTAATCTAATAGCATATGGGTATCCTACTGTTCCACTATAATTCCATTTTTCTAATATTACTGCTTCACCAGAGTTTGCTCCGCCCGAACCATTTGGTTGATTAGAATATGGGTATGCTGTAAAATCAATTGAATATGCAGCGGCCTCTGAAAAATTTATTGAAGTAGCATTTGGAACTGTACCTACATCAGTAGTTGAGTTTCCATCCCATTCAAAGTATCCCTGCTCATTAAAATATGGCATATTTAAAGTAGCATTATTTGAATTGCCCGAAAGGTCATTCCAAGTGTTGCTTCTATTTATTACAGCTCCAGTAGTTGGAGTATATGGTCCTGGAAAAACTCCTCTTTCAAGTTGAGGTCCCCATAAATAACAATTTGTTCCACCACCTAAAGCTGTATAATAAGTTGGGGCAATTGAGCCAGTACTTCCAGCAAATGTACTCCAAAATCTATACCAACCATTTCCACAATTAATGGAACCAGAGTTAATTATGTTGCTTCCGACAGATGTAACTGTTCCACCATTACAATCAACAGTCATCAATCTATTATTTCCTGGATCTACCCAAATTGATCCATTATTACCTGAACGTGGGGAATTTCCATAAATACTCATAACATAAATTTTGCCAGAAGCTGGGACACCTGATGTATAGTTTGAGTATGGCCCTACATATTGACCGCCTGCCGCCCACTGAACGCTAGTCTGTGTTCCATCTGGAGCATTAGAATAATTAAATGTAGGAGTCCATCCATTTATTGGAGGGTAGTACGTTGTGTTACCAAAATACCCAGGTCCGCTGGTGGGAATTAAATTTTCTGAACCATCATAACTTTGTTTTACAGAAGCATCAAGATTTAATACTAAATTATCTCTTACGTAATTTTTTCCTTGTCCAGCAAATCCAATAACCGCTGTCATTAGCTCAACCCCGAACCAGATATAACAAAAACATTAGAGGCAACACATAAAATACTTGTTAAGCCGTATTGGGATAATGTTCTATTTCCAAAGCTTGAAGTGCCTGCAAGTCTTAATGTTACACCGCTTCCTTGTGTTATAGTTTGGCTGGAGGATGAGTTGTTGTAAATCATAATATTATCACCTGAGCTAAATGTTGAAGAAGGAACTGTTACTCCACCTGTTGTGATGGAAACATGTTTACCTACGTCTGCTAATGCTAGAGTATATGAGGCTGTCTGTGCATTCTGTGGAATTGTAGGTGGACCATAAATACCTTGAATTCCTTGAATTCCTTGAAGCCCAGTCAAATTATTATAAGGCTCAAACCATTGAGTTCCACTCCACACATAAAGTCTTGAATCTTCTGTATTTAGCCACGCTAGTCCTTGTAATGGAGAAACTGGTGCTGTTGCACTTGTTATATAAGTTCCTTGGGTTCCAAGAATACCTTGGATTCCCTGCACACCCTGTGTGCCTTGAAAACCTTGTAGCCCTGTAACTCCTTGAGACCCTATAGATCCTTGTGTACCCTGTGCACCTTGCACACCCTGTGTGCCTTGAATACCTTGTAACCCTGTAACTCCTTGAGATCCTACAACCCCTTGAAGTCCCGTTGTTCCCTGTACACCAGATGCAAATGTAATTAAAACTAATTGATGATTATTTGGAAAACCAGTTACACCAATTCCACCTGCTCCAATGTAGGAAACTGGAATTTGAACATAAGTATTATTTCCAATATCTGGTGTTCCAGTTATTTTAAATTGTTGATAATTATCAGAATTATTTGCATCTTGTACATAAATTTTATCTTCTTGTTTTAATATTGCAAGAAATAAATCAATATCAATATTATCTGATGTTAAATGATTAACATATAAACTTGTTGCAGAAGTTTGAGTTGCATTATTCCATCTTAATTTTCCATCGGCTGGTTGTGAATTTGTTTGTGAGTTTGCATCTGCTTTGTAATTAAAATATGAAGAAGAGCTTCCACTAGCTCCTGTTATTCCTTGTACTCCCTGTGTTCCAGTTGCACCCTGCGCTCCTTGAATACCTTGAGTGCCTTGAATACCTAATAAACCTTGTGTACCTTGTACGCCTTGTGCACCTTGAAGACCTTGCACACCTTGTGTGCCTTGATTACCAAGCAATCCTTGAGTTCCTTGTGTACCCTGTGCACCTTGCACACCCTGTGTGCCTTGTATGCCAATTAATCCTTGAATACCAGTTGTGCCCTGTACTCCTTGAACTCCTTGTACGCCTTGTCTACCCTGAGTTCCTTGAGTTCCTTGAGTTCCTTGAGGACCTGGGTGTGTAGTTAAATAATCATCTATGTCTTGAGCTAGCAAACCCATGTCTCTTGGAACATCTGGAGACATGTCAAGAGTTGGATATCTAAAATTTTTAGCAGTACTGTTGCTCATTTTTATATTATAGCATTATCGAGATTATAAGCCTTTTATATAAGACTAACTACAATGCCATTCCTTTCATTAAAATTAATGGTAAAACTGACTATTTAACCCAGATCATCCCTACATCTGCTGTTTGTCTAAGATTATACTCTAGCCACCCGCCGTTTTCCCAATCATTTTTAGTATCCTCAATCCAAGCGGGCAAAGTATCAAACAAAGACATAGAGCGATATTCTGCAGGCTCTACTAAATGATCAGTAATATACTGAAGAGCAAACTCTGTATAACCATTAATTTCTTTAAGACGTTTTAATTGTTCTACGTGTTGATCTAAAGTAAATAAACTCCATTCAAAACATAATTGTTTTGGCTTGCAAGTCATTCCGTTAAACACTTGAGACTCTGCACCTTCAACATCTATTTTAACTAAATCTGGTAATCCATATTTTTCTACAAGCCTGTCTATTGTGCAAGTAGTAGCATTAATAGTTCTAAATTCTTTTCCTTTATATAAAGCGTTTTCTCCAGTAAGCCATGACTTTTCTATTGTAGAAAGGCCATCTTCTACACATTCATAAAATTCAATCTTTTTACCATTAGAATCAGATACGGCATACTTAAGCGGAATAACCTTTTGGTCATTCTTAAAATTATTATAAAGCATATAAAACATTTTTGGGGCGGGCTCTAAAGCAATTATTTTATCAAATCCTTTTTGAAGTCCTGCATATACTGCATCTCCTCTATTAGCACCAATATCAAATAATAACATTTTTACCCATTTTTTCTAAATTATATCTGACTGTATTCTTGTAATCTTCTCTTATATCTTGTTGTAATAATTGAGTAAAGATATTTAATGATTCATCTTCTCTTCCTATCCACCATCCCGATACAGCTTTTTCAAAAGATAAAACATACATTCCAGGAAAATCTACATCTACTGGTAAAGGATCCATATCTTGATTAAACATTAATCCTATTTCAGCAAATGTATATGACTCCTGCCATTTTTGTGATCTTTCATAAAACCTAGACATTAAAAAGTATGCTTCTGGTCTGTTGGGTAAATATTGTATTGCTTGTAGTATTACGTTGCTTACTGTATGTTCCCGCCCAGACTGGTCTTCAAAGCAATGAGACATTCTTAACAATGAAGCATATACTATTTCTGGATGAGTCTCATGACCATATTCTGCTGCTCTTAAATAAAATGAAACGGCAGAAGCAGTTTGTCCTAATTGCTCATACTTAATGGCAATATTAAAGTTATGTTCTGGATTAAGCATATCATGAGAAACAGTCTCAATTAATTCTTCAATTGAATTCATTTAGTAAAGCTTCCGCTATCATCTCTTCAACTACAATATTTGGCACCTTAAGCACAAATGCTGCATTGTCTTGAAATCCAAAAGATATCAATAAGTCATTATTGTATACTGCTGCTCCTGCAGCAAATTCAATACGTGCATCTAAAAATGAAAATGCTTTGTGAGACATTCCAACAAGATTTAAATCGTCATCCCATACACATAGTCTGTGACGATATACACCATCTTTTTGACTAAGGTAGTTATTAAATAAGTTTGCCTCATGGGTTATAGATAGATATAGATTATTCCAGCGAATTAGTTGGCTTCCGCCTCTTTGATCAGCAGGAACTTTTATATTCTCAGTATGAGATATTTGATCACATCTGGCGGGAAGATCTGGATAAGTTCTTACAATCTCTGCTGGAGAAGTCCATTTAACAAAATGATAGGGCTTGTCTAATATTGGATACCAATTCTTTTCACAGTATGAATCATCTTTCCCAGGAGCTGGTATTCTAATACGGGATACTTCTTTTGCAGACCAATTAGATTTATCTAATTCTATCTTGCATAATTCCATTCTGCCCACGCCATTTGTTGTTGTATCTCTTCTTACTCCGATACAATAATAGTCCCCGTCCCATTGAACAAGGCGGGCATCCTCAAGACCTACAAACTCCCATAAAGGTTCTACATCTAATTTACTAGTATCAATAACAGTATGATCTGTCATTACAAGGTCTTTATCTAATCTAACAATATAATTAGTTGTACGCAAATGCATATCTTTTTCTGGATGTAGATATGATAATGGTCCCCATCTTGATGGAAACTTTTGAGTATTTTCAGAATGATATAGAGTATAATTTACATGTCTAAGGTTGACTAGTATTTCTCCGTCATTATCTACAAAGATGGAAGGATTCATTAATCCAGTCCCAGATGTAAGACCTTTAGATATAACTAATGGCGCTAATTTACCGCCGTTGGACACGGCTCTTTGGACTAGGTTCATCTACTGATTATATCTTATTCAGTAGGGTTTTGTAAAGACACCTGTGCAGCAAGTGCTGCAATTTCTTCTTGAGTTAATCCTGCTGCAATTAATTTATCATTTGCTGCTTGAGCTGGATCAATTTCAACAGGTTCTGGTTGTACAAATTTACCTGTTTCTTCATCATATGTCCAGCCAATTCCTGCTGGATTTTCAGATGTATATTCAATTAAAGTTGCATGTAAAACATTTGATGCATCTTCTACATCATCTGCAACTATTACATTACTTACTGTGTTGCCACTCATTACTGCATATGTTCCCATTTTATCTCCTTAGTAGTATAAATAAACAATTCCGTTTCCGCCAGTTCCTGATGTGCCGTTAGCAGGACAAGCACCGCCTCCGCCACCGCCTGCGCCGCCGTTGCCTGCAGTTGTTCCTAAAGCATTAGATCCAACACCCGTAAAACCGCCTCCGCCGCCGCCTGCTCCAAAACCTGCTCCTGTGCCTGATGAACTAGTACCGCCTGCGCCGCCTCTTCCTGATCCTCCAGCGCCGCCAGTTCCTAATCCTGATGCTGTTAATGCGCCTCCACCGCCTCCGACAAGTCCTGAACCGCCTGCTCCAGCATTACCATTACCAATATTGCCACCACCGCCACCGCCTGAAGCACCAGAACCACCTGCAATAGGTGTTGCGCCACTTGTTACTGCATTTCCACCTCCGCCTGCATAACTATTTCCACCATTACTGCCACCAGGTGCTCCTGTGTAAGAAGTGCCTCCACCTGTTGAGCCACCTGTTCCGCCTCCGCCTCCGCCTCCGCCAGTTCCTACTGATCCAATAGGTGTAATTGATCCTTGACCACCAGCACCTCCGCCACCAATAACCATTCCATAAACACTTGGACTACCAGCATTAGAACCCACAGAAGCCGTACCACCTGCACCGCCAGTTCCAACAGTTACTGTGTTAGAAATATAAGTCCACCCAGCAGAATATCCTCCTGCGCCGCCGCCACCTGCTCCAGTGACTGCATATCCTCCACCGCCGCCGCCGCCAATGCAAATTGCATAAACTCTATTAATTCCTGCGGGAATGGTAACAGGACCTGATATAGTAAAAGTTTGTTGCAACTTTAAACCATAAGGTGAGTCGCTAAACTTTGAATTTGAATATATATCTACGCTCATGTTATCTCCATTTTATATCTTATTATATCAGTAAAATAGGTAAAGTATACCTGCTCCACCTGATGAACCACCACCGCCGCCGCCTGCACCGCCGCCGCCAAGACCGCCAGTACCGCCAGAGGCACCTGATGCGTTAATACCATTGCCAGCGATTCCAGCACCGCCACCGCCTGCACCCAGTCCAATTCCTGATGTACCTGTGCCACCAGTAGTTATTGCCCCAGTTAAAATGTTTATTCCGTTACCACCGTTACCGCCTGTACGAATTCCCGTTGTTGAAGAAGCACGACCGCCACCGCCGCCTGCCAAACCTGACCCACCATTACCGCCTGTATTGGTTTGACTTCCTGGAAAATATGTTGAACCGCCTCCGCCTCCAGAGATTCCATCCCCACCATTACCCGCCGTTGCTACTGCGTTTGTTCCACCACCGCCACTACCACCACTACCGCTATTTATTATAGTCACTACGTTTGCTGTTACGGCTGCTCCACCAGGCATACCCCAATAATTTGTAGCGCCTGCTCCTGAATTAGCATCTGGTAATCCTCCTGATCCTCCACCGCCAAGAAATGCTCCGCCGCCTTGACCACCTCCGCCACCGCCTGCTATTATGTTTCCATATTGTGTGTATCCTCCGCTAGTCTGTGTTCCTCCACCTGAACCTACAACACAAGAAGAAACTGCAATAGTCCAACCCCAAGCAATTCCACCTGCTCCACCTGGCGAATTACCACTAGCTCCGCCGCCGCCGCCTGCTGCGATAGCATAAACAAATGTAATATTGGCGGGAATTGTAACAGATCCGCTAGATGTAATTACTTGTTGACATTTTAATCCATAAGGATTTACAAAAGATGTAAATGATGTAGGAGTATTACTACTATTAGCAGTATGCCAATTAGACACTTGTGTGCCTGATTTATTTTTTCCAAATACATTTGTCATACATACTCCTTAATAATAAAGATAAAGAATTCCTGCTCCACCTGCTCCGCCAACAGTATTTCCACCACCACCTCCGCCGCCGCCTGCGCCGCCATTACCTCCAGTATAACCTACTCCATTTAAACCATTGCCAGCTGTGCCACAACCGCCGCCGCCAGAGCCAGCTACGCCAAACAATGAGCCTACTCCGCCTAATGCGGTTACACCTTTTTGAATATTAAAACCATTTCCTCCAAAACCACCTGGTCGAGTGGCCGTGCCTGCACCTGCACCGCCGCCTACTAAACCACTACCTCCGTTTTTACCATTATTACCTCCTGCGCCCCCGCCTGATATGCCATCTCCGCCATTACCTAAACCTCCGCCGCCTCCTGCGCTACCTGCGCTACCATTTGGCGATGTCGTTATATTTCCATTAACGCCGCCAGGTATTCCCCAATAATTAGTGCTACCTGAAGCACCATTTGCACCACCCTGACCACTGCTGCAGCCGCCACCGCCGCCGCCTAAAAAACCACCACCTGCACTATCAATACCATTATATCCGCCTTGACCACCACCGCCAGAAATTATATTACCGTATTGCGTATAACCGCCACGACCAGGAGCAATTGAAGTAGATACCCCAGCAATTCCGCCTGCAGCAACAATACAAGATGAGCTTGAAAGAGTCCAACCCCAAGCAACGCCGCCTGCACCACCGCCTGCACCACCATACCATCCGCCGCCGCCTCCTCCGCCTATGCAAATTGCATATACAAAAGTAATGTCGGCAGGAATTGTAACAGAACCAGTAGATGTAATTACCTGTTGAAGTTTTAACCCATAAGGAGTTATAAAAGATGTATTTATTGCTGGGGTATATGTATCATTTTGAGCCCATTGTGATACTTGAGAGCCTGATAATCCACGTTCAAATGAGTTAGCCATTTATACCCCTCCTTTTTAATAATATAGGTAAACAACACCGTTACCGCCTGAGCCAGCAGTACCACCAGTAGAGGCACCGCCTCCACCACCACCGCCTGAACCACCATTACCGCCATTGTTAGCAGAAGCATTTGCGCCAGCGCCTGTGTAACCTGCTCCGCCACCACCACCGCCAAAACCTGTTCCTGTTCCTGATGAGCCAGTTCCACCAGCGTAGAAATCTCCAGTTCCACCAGCACCGCCTGTGCCTGTTCCTGCTGTTCCTGCTGCTCCACCGCCACCACAAATAAGTCCACGACCGCCAGCACCAGCAGTTTGAGTTCCTGTTGTAGTTGCTGAACCACCACCGCCGCCAGTATTTACACCTGCTGCACCAGCAGTACTGTTAGCACTCGGGCCACTTGCATAGCCAATTTGGCTTTGACCAGTATTTGGCGCACCTGTGTAAGAAATACTATTTGAGGAGGAAGCACCACCGCCGCCACCGCCTAATGTTGAATTTTGTCCACCTGTACCACCAGCAGCCATCACCATTCCATAAATTGATGAACCGCCGTTTGCACCAGCAGCCGCAGATGATGAACCAGTACCACCTGCGCCAACAGTTACGGAAGTTGAAACATAAGTCCAGCCAGCAGAATATCCTCCTGCTCCACCACCACCACCACCGCCTGTAGCCTGTGTGCTTCCAGCACCACCACCACCAATTACAATTGCATAAACTCTTTGAATACCAGCAGGAATATCTGTGATTGATGTTGTTCCTGTTGCGGTAATTGTGCGTTGCAGTTTGAGTCCATAAGGTGAATCGGTAAATTGTGAATTGCTATAAATTGATGCGCTCATAATTATCTCCTAGTAGAAAAGGTAAAGTATTCCTGCGCCGCCTGAGCCAGCAGTACCACCAGTTCCAGCACCGCCTCCACCGCCACCGCCAAGACCGCCAGCACCACCATTATTTGCAGAAGCCGCAGTTCCATTACCTGCAATACCAGCACCGCCTCCACCTGCGCCGTTTGAGTTTGTTCCAGTAGTACCTGCTCCACCAGTTGTTTGTGCGCCAGTTAGGATATTTATTCCAGTACCACCTGAGCCACCTGTGCGAGTGTTTGAACTACTTTGTCCAGCAGCGCCACCGCCACCGACTAAACCTGAACCACCATTACCGCCCGTTGAGGTTCCAGTAGAAACTTGGCAAAAAGCGCCACCGCCTCCTGAAATTCCATTTCCCCCATTACCTCCTGCAACTCCAGCGGTAGTTGAAAAAAAACCTGAACCACCACCAGCACCATTTCCTCCATTGAGGTTGGTTCCACCTCCAGCACTACCACCTGGTATTCCCCAATAATTTGTTCCAGCACCGCCAGTACCACTTGCTCCAGCACCAAGAAATGAATTACCACCACCACCGCCAGTAATAATGTTTCCATAGCGTGTATAATTACCACTACCTGATGAGCCACCAGCACCAACTATGCAAGTTGAGTTTGCTAAAGTCCAACCCCAAGCAACTCCACCTGCTCCGCCACCATAACTGCTGCCACCACCGCCACCACCGCCAACTGCAATAGCGTAAACAAATGTAACTCCAGCAGGGATTGTTACTGATGTTGTTCCAGCGTTGATTGTCTGTTGTAAGCGCAATCCGTAAGGAAGAACAAAATGAGTATTAGATAAAGATGTTGATGCAGGAGAAGATGGGTGCCAATCGCTGACTTGTGAACTTACTTCGCCTCTAGGTAGATATTGATGCATATTCTACCCCTTATGCTATACGATTTACGTAACCTGAAATTGTAACTACGTTAGTTGTACCAGCATATGCATATACTGAAGTTGCTGCTGATCCAGTTCCCGTCAAAATTAATCCAGGGACAATAAGCGTCAGACCTGATTGTGAGGGGACCGTAATTTTAATATCATTATTTGGTGAAGTTGTTCCACCATATTGAATAGTTAAAAGCACAGCTGAAGAAGATGAGTTATAGGCATAAAGCCAGACCTCATCAAGGACAGTTGCAGAAATTCCAGTTGCATGGATTGTTGTACCTGTAGAAGCTGTTGCCGCTACTAAAATCGGGGCTCCTAAAGAGCCGCCTGAGAGTTGCTGTTTGCTATAAGTTGCCATTTATATCTCCTTGTTATTTATATAGTATACCATTATTTATTAAAAAATCTGACCTGCTAGCAATAGTTGATCGCCATCGCCTTTTGTAAAATTACCTGCTATGTCTATTGCTGATAATACTGTACTTGACGAATTTTGCCATTGCATAAGATCGGCGGATTGAGAAGCTGCCCCTTGAACCATTAATCCAATTCTTGCAGCAGTTCCATTAACTACTTGTACTTGATAGGTGTTATTTAAACCATTTGAGCCAAATGAGGCGGGTGCTACTGAATATAGATATCCAGCAGTACCTATTAACTGATTAGATACAAATGCTCCTACGTTATTTATATAGGCTCTAATATTTCCATTTTGATCTTGCCATTGTGTAAGATCGGCTGTTGGGGCTACTACTAATGATCCACCTGATGTATATGTATCAACAAGAGAGTTAGTTACTGTAAATTGGGTAGGTGACACTGTTGCAATTGTTGCAGAAGTTAAGTTAAATCCTGATCCTGATGTAGCTCCTGGGTTTCCAGACGAGACTACCCCAGTGATTGTAATTGATTGCCCAGCAACAAGGAATCCAGCAACATTTGTTGTATAGGTTATAGTTGTTCCATTTGCTATAGCAGCAGTAATTGATCCAGAGGTGTTTGTGGATTGAATTACTAATGGTAATCCATTTGCAGCCCTTGGTCTTATTCTAAGAACACCAGTATTTATTGTATTATTAGTATTTGAATTCATTGCTATATATGCGCCACTTGAGTTTGGATCCATTAATCCTAAACCATAATAGTTTCCATTACTAATTACATTTCCACCAAAAAATGAAGATCCAGTTGATGTAACATAAGCAAGTAGGCCTCCGCTATTATTTCTCCACTCTTGGAGATTAGCAGTTTGAGTAGAGTTTGCTGTAATGGTAAGACCAATTATGTTTTGATTATTAGCAATAGCCATTGTATTAGTCCCGCCATAATTACCTTGAACTAATAATCCACCAGATATTACTGTATTTCCAGTAAATGCTGCACCACCTGCTGAGGTTACTCTTGCAACAACAGAGCTATTACCATTTTGCCATTGTTGAATATCCCCAGTAGTTGTTGCTGTTGCAACACCGCCAGATGTATAGGTATCTACTAAAGAATTTGTTATAGTAAATTGTGAGCCCGTTACAGAAGCAATAGTTGCACCTGTTAAGTTAAATCCAGTTCCAGCAGTGGCAGATAAATTTCCAGTAGATACTACACCAGTAATTGTTACTCCCATTCCAGCATAAATAAAATTTGGATCACTGCTTGTTGTATATGTTATTGTTGTACCATTTGCTGTGGCAGCAGTAATTGTAAAAACAGTAAATGATGATCTTACAGTTAGAGCTTGTTGATTTGCTCCAAGTGCTCTTATTAACATTCCACTTGAATTAAAAAGATTTGATGTATTTGATACAGGAACTATTTGTGCACCAGTTAAAGCAGCATCTTGAATACGATTAGGCCATAATGCAGTTAATTGAAGATTTCCTGCGTTATCCATTCTAGCTAAGTTTGTACCACTTGAATTTTGCCATTCAGTAAGACTATAAGATTGAGATGCATGTCCTCTTATAGACAATGGTACTTGATAAGGAGTAGGTGATGTTATAGATACTACTGAGTGGGGTCTTGTCTGTCCTAGCGTAGTAGCAACTCCTCCAGGAATAAATGTTCCAGCGGAATTATATACTGTATATGTGTATATATTTCCACTTCCGCTAACAGATTGAACTATAAAAGTTCCATTAAAATATGATGGCAACATATTAACAACTGTTATGTATGAACCTGAAGCTACAAATTGAAAATTTATATTTAAAGTATATGTTGCAATAGTTGAAGATAATGCAGTTGCTGAAATAATTGCAATTGAATGTGAATAAAATGAATTTGCAACACTAGAAGATCCAAAATACATATGTCCTGCTGCATTTATTCCAGATGCGGGTGTACCTAATAAATTTTGATTTTGTATTAAATCAGAAGTTTGTTGATTATTAGGTTTTGTAGTTAATGCAATAGAGGTTCCAATTGCTGGAGATATAACTTCTGCTTTAGAATTAACTGTAGTTGTATTTAGTGTAGTTGTATTTATAGTATTAGTTACGTTTAATACATCGTCAACATTTAACTGAGATACCTTAGAAGGATCTTGATATGTATACTTTAATTTATCTAAAGCCATTTAGACCTCCTCCCGCCTTTTATTAAGCTTGAGCTTCAGTCCAACCTAGTCGTCCGAACACTGTAGCTGATGCTGAACCTAGATTACGAATAACAATTGTCATTGTATCTGGCCCATCTGGATAAATGTTAGCATTAGAGTTTGCAGAACCTCCACCAAGAACAGAGTTACCCAGATCACGAACTGATGTTAAATCAAGTCTATCTGTAACGCCTCCAGTAAAGAATCCACCTGCAACTTCACCACCAGTTATTGTAGTTGAACCAGCAGCATATGAAACAATTTGTGCAAGAGATGAATTTTGTGCTCCAGAATCTCCAACAGCATTTGTCCATGCAGTTGTTGATGAGGGGGTTCCATTAAGTACTAATGTAACAAGAAGAGGTTGTGCTGTTCCAGTTTGAGTTAATCCAAATGAATCTAACTTAAGCTGCATTCTATTAATAATTTCACGGTTTCCAAATAAACCAACTTGTCCATTATCTACAGAAGGACCTACACGAATTCCAAGTAGTGCAATTGATGATCCTGCTGCAACTGTAGTTGCAGAAGTTGTTCCGTAAGTAAAGATCAAAGATTTATCGTCATCAAATCTTCCATCCATAATTGCTGCTGTACCCCAGTGAGATATAGAAGGTGCAAATGTTGGATAAGCTAATTCTACAGATGTTGGAGCAGTTGCAGAATATGTAAATGTTTGAGCCGTTGATCCCAAAGGAGCAAATATCAAAGTTGGGTTAGCGGCTGTTAACGCTTCATTTAATGTAATTGTTGTTCCAGAAATTCCAGTTACAAATGTTCCATCTGGCACTGGGCTTGGAGTAGTTGAAGAATAAACACGTTGTCCAAGTTGAATTCCTGTTGCAGATGTAACTGTTCCAGAAACAGATCCTGAAGTCCATGTAGTAGCTGTTCCAGCAACTGCTGATCCTGCTTGTCCACGAGTTAGACCAGTAAATGTAGTTAATGTTTTTCCAGTGTAATTAATACCTTCATAAACTGAACTATTTCTAACAATTAATGTTCCAGTTGAAGGAAATAACGATGTGTCATTTACTGTAATAGATGTATCACCTGAGTTTAATGTTGCTGTTGTAAATGATATTGGAGACTCTGTAGTTGCTTCATAACGAGCAACAAGGTTTCCTGAACGCATATATGCTTCAGAGTTAACGTTGTTATTTGGCATTCTGTGGCAATAAATAATATTTCCATCAGTTCCTCTAATTCCCCAACGGATTGTTCCTGCTCCATACCATGAATAATCAATATAAAACATTTGCATTGTTGCTAGGTTTAAGTTATACCCTGAAGGGCCAGTTCCATCTAATTTATCAATATTGAATGCTGACTGTGCAACTTTTGTTTCAACCATTTTTGTAACAGTTCCAAAAGTTACGTTTGAAGCACCACGATATGATGGATTAATTGTCATTGATGTATCAGAAGCAATATTAATTACTTTATAAGATTGACCACGAAGAGCGATAAAATCTCCAATTTTTAATTGCTTAGAAAATGATGTTGGGAATTCAGCATCAGTTTGTGTAACTGTAGACGAACCAGCATTTACAGAAACTCTTCCGCCAATTTGTAATGTTGATGATCTACGAACTGCATACAGTGTTGATCCATCATATTCCCAAAAAACACCATTTTGATTATCAAATGCTCCAAGTCTATTTTTTGCACCTGACCAACTTGCCACTGAAACTGCAGGATCTCCAGAAGCTGGGGTTGCAGTAGGAGCTGTTAATGCAGTATAAGTAAATGTATTGTATCTTGGTGCTGCCACAACAGTAAATGTTCCATTATATGCTGTTTCTGTTGCGCCAGTAACAACAACTGTTGCACCTGGTTGAATATTATGTGCTTCACGTGTACGAACTGTAACTGTAGTTCCAGATGAAGTTAACTGATCGATTGTTGCATATGGTCTTAAAAGAGTTCCAGATGATATCTGTAAGCCTTTACCAGATTGGTAGCGGAATTGTCTACGTGTTTGTCTTGTTGAAGATACATTTGCCGATGCGCTATTTGAGCCAAACAATACTCCGCCATCAAATGGTCTGTGAACATATTGTGATGTTGGTCTTACATAAATAGTTGCTGATGTTGCAGTTAAAGATGCTGGGTTTCCAATTGTTGGATTTGCAAAGTATGCAAATACTGTTGGTGAAATTATGCTTGCAACTGTAAAATTTCCATTAGGAGGATTTGTTCCAGTAATTCCAACTACAGCAATTTCATTTCCTGGCATTAATCCATGAGGAATAGTTGTTGTTACTTGTACTCTAAGATCTGTACCAGATACTGATAGCGTTGGTGCTGCTCCAATTGCTGATTGAGAATACAATGTTCCTGGAGTTATAATTGTTTTAGAAGCATCATATAAAGCTGTAATGGTTGTGTAGTTGGTAGCTCTTGCAGTATATGTAAAGTTAGTTCCTGCAGATACGGTCTCTACAATAAAGTTTCCGTTAGCAAACAATAAGTTTGTATCACGAACAAATATTGGAGTTCCTACTGCTGGTGGAGTTGTTGTTGCAACTGTTACAATTCTTGCATTTGCAGCCATTGTAATAGCAGTTATGTTTAATAGTGGGACTTGGTTTTCAAAAGCCCATGGACGATTATTTGTAAGAGATACGTTTTCCCATTTAGTTGTTTGTTGTCCATATTCAAAGTCTGTATCAATTAAAGATTGTGGCTGAGATACACGAAATTTACCTACTGGATCAGTAAATGTTTCAGAAGGAGAAAACTTCTCATCATATTCATCAATAGTTATTTGTAGCGTATCTGTGGCAGACATTGCTGTAGTATTAAAATTAAGAACAATTGTTGTAGTTCCAACTGCTGTTGCTGGAGTTAGTGTATATGATGTAGCTCTTAAACTAGGGTCAGAAAAATTATAGATTACTTGATTTGTTGTTGTATTGGTAATTAATGCTAGGCGTTCACGTCTAATGATTCTTGGAATTGTTATTGTTCGTGTAGCTGGAACAAATGTATATCCTGTTTCAAGTAAAATTTTTCTTGCCATATTAGTACGCTCCTAGTAATATATCCATTGCTTTAAATGGATAAGAATATGTTGTAGTAGATGTTGCAAATCCTGCTTGAATCCTGCCAACAAAAGTAGTTCCTATTGGCGGAACTTCAGAAAAAGACATATATCCATCTGAATCTAGTATAAATCCATCATAGCTGAAAGGGGTTCCCCAAACATATTCTGGTAGACTTACACTTTGAATTATACCATTAAGGGTTACTAAAAGCCTAAATGGGTTTGATATTGTTTGCTTTAAGCCTTGCCAGGTAAGCAAAAATCTATTTTCAATACCGTCAAATTGATATGTTAAATTATCTATTGGCACTATGTCTAATTGTAGGTTAGGTGCTGTTATATTTCCCGCATAATCAACTTTAGCTAAAGTGTTGTTATTGCTATCCCACCATTGTTGTAAGTCTGCAGTATTCCCTGCTCCAGATGGGTATACTATTAGCGATGGAGTTAATAAAGAAGAAGAACGAATTCTAATTGATGATCCTAATCCACCATATGGACGTATAATTCCATTTGCACCATCTGATTGTATTACAACACCATTATTATGTAAAAATCCAAATCCGCCAGCGGTTGGTGCCAAAAATGACGGTGCTGAAACCTGATAATTTGAAACCACTGAATTAGATGCAACTTTAAGTATTTGAGTTGCTGATGAATCTTGAACTTGAAATATATCTCCACCAGTTGTTGTTGATGCAGTTCCACCAGATGTGTAGGTATCTGATAAAGCATTTGTAACTGTAAATTGAGTTGCACTTGCTGATAAAACTATTGCACCTGATAAGTTAAATCCAGATCCTGCAGTCGCTGAAGTATTTCCAGTTGAAACAATTCCTGTAATTGTAACTGTTTCTCCAGCAAGAAATGTATTAGTTGCTGTATAAGTAATTATTCCACCACTTGTTGTAGCTGCAGTAATTGTTGCAGTTTTTACAGCAGTTTGTTTTACTACAACAGGCCCAGATGTATCTTTTGGTTGAATTTGTCCAGATGAATTAATTCTTAATTGTATTGCACCTGTTGAGCTTTGCCATTGCATTAAATCTGAAGTTTGTGAAGATGCACCTTTAAATATAGATGTTGCAGATGTTGTGCCAATGGGGGAGTCTACTATTAATGAATTACTATCTGATGCTGGCTGTATATACAATCTACCATTTGATGTAAATGTAGATCCACCACGGAAATTTATAGATCCCGCAGGACCAACATACATCATTGTTGTTCCTGAAGCATTTTGCCATTCTGTCAAATTACCATTTGGAATAACTGTGGCGGTACCGCCAGAAACATAAGATGTTGTAGTAGCAGTAACTGTTATTGTAAATTGGTCACTAAATGCTGTTGCTATAGTTCCAGAAATATTATATGTTGTTGGGGAAATACCTGATATTGATACTGTTTGACCCGCCGAAAATGTATTTGTTGCTGTATATGTAATTGAAGATCCATTATTTACAGCATTTGTAATTGTGGCTGTTAATGTTGGTCCAGACTTGATAATTAAACCTTTACTACCAACATCTGGGATTGTAATAGTTTGTGGGACTGCGGTAAAATTATTAGCAGCATTTAATAAAGCGGCATTAGAAGATGTTGATCCAATTGGACCTTGTATACCTACTGCTCCTTGAATACCAGAAATTCCCTGTATACCTTGTGCACCAAATGTTGCATTTAGCCATTGTAGGGAACCTGTATCATAATATTTTAATGTAGAAATTTATTTCACCCCCTGATGTATTTATTATATCACTTTATTAGTTTATTTAAGAATAAACAATTAGTAATATAAAAATATTACTCCGTCTCCGCCTTTACCTGAAAATGCACCATTAGAAGATGCACCACCGCCGCCTCCACCAAGTCCGCCATTACCGCCAGCATTTCCTACACCATTTTCTCCATTTGCAAGATAGCCTGCGCCGCCTCCGCCTCCGCCAAATAAAATTCCTGTTCCTGTTGATCCAGATCCACCAACAAATCTATCACTATTACCTCCAAGCCCTGTTCCTGAAGTTACAACTCCAGTTGTACAGGCTGATCCTGCTCCGCCACCAATAGCGCCCCTACCACCGTTGGGAATGAAATATGCGCCAGTTGCTGGTATTGCTGCTCCGCCGCCGCTTCCAGAAACTCCATCAAAACCACCAGTACTTCCCGTTGCGCCTCCTGCGCCATAACCAATTACATTATTTGATGCAGAAGGTGCTCCAGTATAAGAAGCTCCACTTGAACCACCTCCAATAGTTGCTGTTCCGCCGCCACCTGCTCCACCAATTCCTGCTCCAGGTGACGGAGAAAAACCAGCATTTCTTCCGCCTTCTCCTCCACCAGCTAAAACTTGTCCATAAATAGTTTGTTGTCCAGAGTTTGATGATGTATAAGAACCAGTACATGCTATAGATGCACCTCCACTGCCTACTATTGCTGTATCTGAAACAAATGCCCAACCAGCAGATATGCCTCCTGCTCCGCCACCGCCGCCGCCACCACCATTATATGCAGTTCCGCCAGAACCAGTTCCTGTTATAGCATTTGTAAATGAAAATTGTGTTGAAGAAGCTGCTGTAACTGTTGCATATGCATTATTAAGAGAAGCTCCAGATATTTGAGTAATTCCAGAAACATTTACAGTATCTCCAATAACAAAATTATTGTTGGCTATATATACTGCATTTACACCATTTCCATATGCAGAAGTTATTGTAGTTGAAGTGCTTAATCTACCTGCTCCACCTGCTCCTCCGCCGCCAATACATACTGCATAAACTCTTTTGACATTTGAAGGAATTACAACAGATCCACTAGTTACACTACCTCCAGAAGTATATGTATTTGATGAAGCTAAAGTATTTAAAATAGTAAATGATGTACTTGTAACAGAATAAATTGTTGCATTATTTATATTAAATCCTATATTTGCAGTTGCTGATAAATTATTATTTGATACAATGCCTGTAATAGAAACAATTTGTCCTGCTCTATAAAAATTTGGACAACCATAGGTTATATATGAACCATTTGCTACAGCACTAACAATTGAGTAGGTTGCTTTAGTTTCATATATTGTTTGTCTAAGTTTTAATCCATATGGGGTTTCACTATATTGTGAATTTTCATAAAATGTATTTGTCATATATTAATAGTATAGCAAGACTAAGCCATTGCCCCCACTTCCGCCAGTTCCATTTGGTGAAGTTCCTCCACCGCCGCCTCCGCCTGCGCCTCCGTTACCACCTGCGCCAGCTGTTCCATTTGAGCCAGGTCCTGCATAACCTGCACCTCCGCCGCCGCTACCTGGTGCAGACCCACCAGTTCCGCCAGTGTATAAATCACCAGTTCCACCGTTTGCTCCAAAACCAGTTACAGATCCACCTCCGCCGCCACATATAAGTCCTCTACCTGCAGAATAAGTATTATTAAAATTACTTACTCCTCCACCTGCTCCAGTTGTTACCCCATCACCACCGTTTCCAAAAGCAAATCCACCTCCAGAGGCATAGCTAATTCCTGAAGCTCCTACACCTGGTGCACCAGTATATGATGTTGTTGAGCTATTACTTGACCCTGTTGTTGCTCCACCTGATCCACCAGAGCTTCCATTATTGAGAGATCCAGCGCCTCCTCCTGCAAAAACCATTCCATAAATTGATCCTGTTCCTGAAGCACCAGTTACTGGGCTTGAATTTCCAACTCCACCTGCGCCTACTGTTACAATATTAGATGCATAAGTCCATCCCATAGAAAAACCACCTGCGCCGCCGCCACCTGTACCAGTTGTTGATGAACTACCAGCTGCACCGCCGCCGCCAATAACTATTGCCCATACTCTTTTTATTCCTGGCGGAATTGTTACAGAAAAAGTTCCTGGAGTAGAAAAAGTTTGTTGAAGCTTTAATCCGTACGGTCCATCCGTAAAGTTTGCTTGATTATATATTGTTGTTATCATAGTTTAATAATATAGGTAAAGTATTCCTGCTCCACCCACCCCTCCTGAAGCTCCTCCACCTGCTGCTCCGCCTCCAAGACCGCCTGTTCCACCATTCATTCCAGAACCATTTGTTCCGTTGCCTGCAGTTCCTGCGCCACCTCCGCCAGATCCACCGTTGTTACCAGTATTAATTCCGCCTAAACCTCCATATGTTTTTTGTCCAGTACTTATATTAATACCGTTTCCACCATTACCGCCAATGGCTAAATTAGCAGTATTGCGTGAACAACCTCCGCCTCCACCTGCTAAACCTGAACCACCATTACCAGCAATAGCGGTTCCTGCAACTACTGTATTTGGTCCTCCACCTCCTCCAGAAATTCCATCACCGCCTTCACCTGCTGGAACTGAAGCGGAACCTGAAGTTCCTCCACCACCAGCACCAGATCCTAAATTACCTTTTAATGCATTAAGTCCTCCAGTTCCACCAGGCATACCCCAATAATTAGTTGCTCCAGAATATCCTCCACCTCCTGCACCGCCAAGCAAATTTCCCGCTATATTACTTCCTCCACCTGCCAGTATATTTCCGTAACGTGTATAGCCGCCCGAACCATTTACTGAACCACCAGCGCCAATAACACAATATGGCACTTTAACAGACCAACCCCAAGTAATTCCGCCTGCGCCTCCTCCACCGCCATTGCCTGAACCTCCACCGCCTCCAACTGCAATAGCATATACAAAATTAATTCCTGCGGGAATTGTAACAGAGCCTGTTGATGTAATAACTTGTTGTAATTTTAAGCCATAAGGAGTAATTGAAGACACAAATGAAGCAGCTGATTGTGATGATCCAAAATCAGATACTTGTCCTCCAGACTGTCCTCTTTTAATTGGATTAGCCATTTGTTACCTCCTTAGTAATATAAATAAATAATACCATTTCCGCCAGATCCAGTTGTTCCGCCGCCGCCGTTTGCTCCACCACCGCCGCCGCCTAAGCCGCCGTTGCCACCATTAATTCCAGAAGCATTAAAACCATTACCTGATATCCCACCACCGCCGCCGCCACCTGCGCCGCCGTTAGGAACAGTAGCGCCTATTCCACCAGTTGTTATTTGTCCAGTAATAATATTAAATCCATCACCGCCGTTGCCACCAATGCGAGTACCAGTTGTTCCGCTTGCGCCGCCTCCGCCGCCACCTGCTAAACCGTTACCGCCGTTGCCTGCTGTGTTAGTTTGAGTGCCACTTGCTCCTGCATATCCACCACCGCCACCTGAAATTGAGTTTACGCCATTACTTCCTGAAATAACACTACCACCGAAGGCGCCATTTCCTCCTGCTACTGGCGTTCCCCAATAATTTGTTGAGCCAGCATATGTTGAGTTATTTGTTGAACCACCTCCTGCCGAACCTAAAACTCCACCGCTATTTACTCCAGCGCCGCCGCCTGCAATTATGTATCCATAACGAGTATATCCGCCGCCTCCGTTACCTGTTCCTCCTGCTCCAACTATACAAGAAGGTGCTGGTAGAGTCCAACCCCAAGCAATTCCGCCTGCCCCTGCTAGATTAGCACCACCTGCTCCTGCCAATACAACATAAACCCATGTAATGTTTGCTGGAATAGTTACTGATCCTGTTGATAAAATTGTTTGCTGTAATTTAAGTCCATATGGAGATGCCATAGAACTTTGAGAATAATTTAAAAATCTTTCATTTGATGGAAACCAGTTAGATACTTGACCTACTTGCTTTTTATTAATTGGATTTGTCATTAGCTAAACACCTGTGTAGATATTACTATTTGATCTGCACTAGTATCTAGTGATATAGTACGGTTGTTTGTTAAGTCCCCGCCTCCTAACAATGGTGTTGATGTGTTAATTGTTAAAGAAGATGGCGGGACGCCTAAAGTATTTGAAGTTGTATCAATCCATAATGTTTCTATAGAGGCGGGAGTAGAACTAGAAGCAACAATTCCTTGAGAACCTTTTATGCCCTGTATACCTTGAGTTCCCTGTAAACCTTGTATAGGATTAGTTATAACAGCTTTCCAAGATGATCCCGTCCATATCCATGTTTTGCCGTCAAAAGAATAGGTGTCATTTGTTGCTGGACTATTTGGAAAATTAATTGGCATCTTCTATTCCTTACCTAAATACCTGCATTGAAATAACTGCTTGATCTAAATCATATACTGCAGAACCTGTAATTCCTTGAAGTCCATTTGGTCCTTGTAGGCCTAATGTTCCTTGAAGACCTTGTATACCGCTTCCGCCTGTAATTCCTTGTGGACCTAATATTCCTTGAACTCCTGCATATCCTACTGCATTTAATTCTACCCATGCAGATGAATCTCCATCATTTACATAAGTATATACTACTCCATCATTTGAATTTACCCATCTTGCTCCTAATGCTGGAGAAGAAGGAGCAGTATCTGAATATATATAAGGAATGACTAAAGAACCATCACCCATAAGCTGTTGGCTTGAATTTGCTCCTTGAATAGATATAGATGGAGCTTGAATTGGTACTTTAAATTCTCTAGTCACTATTCTCCAATTTTAAAAGGGGGAGAAGTTATGTTTTCTCCCCCTCTAATTATACTATTTAATACTATCCTATAACAACTACTCTATATTGATTATTTGTAGGGGCTACAGAAAATCCAAGGGTAATTTGTGAGGATGAAGTCAATGTCACATCGCAATCAACTTGTACATTAGAAGTGGCATCATATACATTTACATGCACATATTGATTTCCTAATGAGTGTGTTACTGGAATTGCTGTTAATACACCATTTCCGACTAATGAAGTATATTTTCTAGCAACAACTGTTGTATCAATTGCTACATCATCAGTATTTACAACAATACCTGTTCCTGCGCCAACTTGTATTGTGTTGCCAGTCTTTGTGAGACCTGCTCCTGCAGTTACTTGGCCTAGACCAGTAAACTGTGTAAATACTAATGCTGTGGTTCCAACTGTTACGGCACCATCATTTGTTAATGTCCAGCCAGAGTCTGCATTTGTAGTTCCTTCTTCAACAAAAACTGCAAATGATGCTGTAATTTCTGCATCGACGTTGGCATCTGTTGAGCGAGTTGGTGCTCCAGTTGCGTTAACAGTATAAATACCGTTTTGAGATCCAGTTGCTTGATTCTTAAGAAGAATTCTATTTCCAGTAACTAATGTTACTCCATCAATTATAGACCCATTGGCAAAATCTGTTGCTAGTGTCCCTGTTGCTGTTGTTGCTGCACGTACTGATGCTTTCCAGTCAATTCCAACTACTGCATTATCTACATAAGCTTTTGTTGCTGCATCTTGTGCTGATACTGGATCTGCAAGACCTGTAATCTTAAATGATCCTGCTGCTAAGTCTGCACCAAGAGTTGTGCTAGCGCCTAAAGTTTTATTTGTTAGCGTTTGTGACCCAGTTAATGTTGCAACTGTTGAATCAATTGCTACAGTTACTGCGGCGGAACCATTATATGATGTCCCACTTAATCCTGTTCCAATTGTTAATGCGTCTAAATTATTTCCTAGCGCTTTACCAGAAATTGTTGAGTTTGAAAGAGCTGAGTTAGGTATATTAGTTAATGTATTAGATGAACCAGAGATTGATTTGTTTGTAAGTGTTGCTGCTTTATCATCTGGACTAATTACTCTAAGTGCTGCGCCATCACCAATTTTTAATTGATCATTTGTTCCGTCCCACGCAATTCTTCCTTCTGTTGTAGAAGTTGTAGCATCAAGTGTGAGTACTGGAGTATTTATTGTTGGAGAAGTTAAAGTTTTATTTGTAAGAGTATCTGTAGTTGCCCTACCTACTAAAGTATCTGTTGCATCTGGCAAAGTAAGTGTTTTAGCGGTTGTAAATCCTGTGGCAATTGTACCTGTAACTCCAGTTGTGCCTGCTACATCAAATTTAATTGCTTTTGTTGCATCTGTTACATCAACAATTGTTGTTGTACTATCAGAAAGCTTTTTATTTGTTAGTGTTTGTGCTGTTGTTAAATCTGCTGTTACGGCAGTATCAATAGCAAATGTTAATGTATTGGCTCCATCATTGTAGGTCTTAGTAATACCTGTTCCGCCGACTGTAAATGCACCTACAATATCTTGTACTGCTTCAGTATCTCCTGATGCTGGGATCCATGCGGTAGCATTCCAGAAATAAAGAACATTTGTTGTTGTGTCATAATAAACTTGTCCCGCTACAGGGCTTGATGGGGCTGAGCTTAAGTTTTGAATTCTTGCATTTTGGAGCTCATTCTTATTAAGATTGATATCCGTTACAAATAATCTTGCCATTTCTATTCTCCTTTAAGACAGATATGCTGTCCCACCGAATGGTTGAGCCATTATCAGTGTTATTTTATTAATACTATTATAATCTATTCCAGTCTCTAATACGTCCCCAGCGCTATTTTTTACTGTTACATTAGGGTTGTGTCCAAGATTATGGGTTATTTCCAAATAGTGGTAAGATCCAGCATTAACAAGCTGTCCAATTGAAAATGGATAGGTTAATGTTGCATTTAAAGCAAAGCTTGCTGATCCTGACCATGTTATATTTGAGGTCTTTGGCCCATAAAATTTTGTTGTTTGCTTGTCGTAATAAAAATCGCCTTCAAGACCTAAATTTTCTGAAGGTACTCCGTCACCATTTAATATTGATTTTCCTCTAGGACCTTGTGAGCCTGGGGATAGAACATTAACGCTGTTTGTAGTTTCTTGAACTATTACAGAGTTGATTTGTTCATTTACTACTACTATTTCTGACATTAAATAGTCACACTCCTGCTGAGGGTCATATATCCTTCTATTAATTTTATTTTATTAGAGTTAGAATCTGTAATCATAATGTCATACTCGGATTTAGGATAAAAAAGTTTATTTGTTTGATCGGGAGTCATTTTAATTGTTACTTTGCCAGCAGCCCCATCTATTGTTATTCCGCTTGAAGGTGAGGTAAGAGTAACGGCTAATTTTGATCCGCCTTTTGTATCACGAACCTGCATTTTAGCAGAAGCACCAGTTAGATTAATGGCTGCTCCAGCTGCATCTTTATACTCTACTATAAAACTAAAAGTAGCATTTTGATCTACTTCAAAATTTTTTTGACCTGCCATTTTATAACTCCTAAATAGGAAAACTCCTATGCTTATTTTAGCATAAGAGCGGTCCTAATAGTAATTGTTAAATTACTTGTTTGTAAACCCAAATTCTTTGTTTGCTGGGCTTAGAGCCTTAAGAATAACTGGAGCCACTGCGGCAAATCCACCCATCAAAAGATCTCTTGGGCTTGTATTACCAGTCATATATAGAGCGATTGCTGCTGAAAGAAATGCACGAGCATAAGTTCCAAGTGCTGCTAAAATCTGTTCTGTCATAACTACTTTCCCATCCTTGTTTAAATCGGCCTTGTCAAATTTTTTTGTGGCCATATTATCATCTCCTAACAGGACACGGTGCCCTGTAAATTTGGCTTTTACGCCAATACTATTCTACCACTAAGCCAAAATATCCACAAGTTCACAGTTTCCGTCTGAACTGCAGGCAAGCGTGGCATTTGTGGAAGTACCATCTTCTGTCTCATAAAAAGATAAATCTTCCCAACGGATCTCCTTTGGCATTTTAGCAACAAGAGCTTCGTATTCTTCTTTTTCTACTTCCTGATAAGGAGCCTGCTTATAGGAGTGATCTGAATGTGGCAGGAATGAAATACCTGAGACCTCATCAAAATGCTTATAAACCCAAGCACCTACTTCCATCCATTCATCTTCTTTTACTGAAACTGTAATTGAAGGCTTATGCTCACACCATGCACGTTGGTAAACTAACCAAATATTTAAGTGTTCAATAGCAGTTAAATCATTTCTAACAATTGCACCTTGTGGTGCTTTTACTGGAAATGAAAAAACGTATGTATCGTTTGGCTTCATTACATCATCTTCTACGGGAATTCCGACTTCCTTTAAAAATGTAGAAATTGGATCTCCTTTTGAACCACGTACTGTGCGAATATAATATGGAGAATGCCATGCATGCATTCCTGAAGACACCCCGACCAATTGAGATACTGTTCCTGATGGCTTTACACATGTAATAGCAGCAGACTCTGGAATCCCAATTTTCCCAGCCTCATCTTTATTCTTTGCTCTTGCTGATTCTCTAAGAGTCATCAAAAATGCTTCTAACGAAACAAGGTCTTCTTTTCCTGACATAAACTTGTGCCCAAATTGTCCAGTTAAAGATACTCCTAGTAAGCGTTCTTCTTCTGTATTATCTTTCCAAATTTTACGAAGGTATTTGAAGTCTGTAAGTGTAGACTGCCATGTTCCAAGAATGGTTGCAAGTTCTACCTTACGCTCAATATCTTTCTTTGTATCATTTTCACGTAATACGACTTCTGAAAGATTACAAAACTGGTAAGGACGTAAAATAATCTCTGAACATGGGTTAGTTCCGTAGTGTATATCTGGATCTCTTCTTCCATACTTGGCTGCTTGGGTTTGAGCTGCGGCCACATTGTATATACCTCGTTCTCCCGATTTTGAATCATATAAAGATTTCCATTCTGCAATAAATTGTTCCATATCTGGTTTGCGTGAATACGCAACAGAGTTATTTGATAATGCACGTTGTGGACTTGCTTCCCACCAGTTTCCTGATTTAGCCTGCGCCATTTCAATGTCATTAATATTTGAAAGAGAAATCATTGCTGAGCGACGTACTCCGCCAACTACAACAACTTCACCAATCTTGCACATAATGTCATGGCATTCAATTGGCTTAAGGTTTCTTCCTGTAGCATTTTTAAATTTTGCAATTGTAAAATCAAATAGGTTAACAAGTGGTTGTGGTCCTGATGAACGACCACCCATTGTTTTAAGTCTTGCGCCTGCGGGACGAACTTTAGTAACATCTATTGCTGGAATTTGTCCAGACCAAAGAAGTGCTAGAAGTTCACGATAAGCTTTTGCCCAACCTTGCTTTGAATCTTCTACTGTAATTACTGTAGTTGATTTTTCTAATGATTCTGGGACGGGGGGAAGTTTATTAATGTATTTATACTCAACAGAAAACCCTACACCTGTTCCGCACATAAGAATATACATGGTTTCATCAAATGAACGTGGAGAATCAACTGGAAGAAAAGCACAATTGTATCCTGCAACATTATCTCTTTCCAATGCTACTCCTGAAGTCATAACAGAACGCATTGACGGCATGACATTTCGTTCGAATACACCATTTTTTAATTCCGCAACAAGCTTCTCATCTGGAATATAATTATGATTTGTTTTTAAAGCATTGAGCATAAACTCAAAATATCTATCTACTGTTTCACCCCACGTTTCACGACGGTTCTCTTCTGGAATCCATCTAGCGTAACGTGATAACGCAATAAAGTTTTCGTATGGGTTTGCAATAGTCTTAGACATTTTATAATACCTGTTTCTCCGCCTGGCGGTTAATTTAAATTTAGTGTGAAGATCCTATTCTACCAAAGAACGCTTAAAAGGGGAAGCCCTAAGAAAATTTTTTAGATAATCTTTCAAAAGCTTTCTTGGTCAACTGATCCCAATTGTAATCTTCATGTATTTTAGTTGATTGAGCAAAATAATAGCCAGAGTAAGCTTTATAGTTATTTGATACATTTAACATTAGTTCTTCTAAATGTTTTGCATCTGGCTTAAACATTTTTCCAATGTGCCCATCAGATATAAAGTTTGGCATAGTCTCATCTGTAAGTTTAGAGTCTAATTTAAGCGGTCCCATATAGTCCATATAGTGAGACCAATCATATGTTGATATAACTGGCATACCTGTTGCTAAACCTTGAAGTGGTATAAAACCAAAACCTTCTCCCCATGTTGGATAAACTAAAACATGATGATCGTGATAAAGTTTTACAAGATTTTCTTCGCTAATTTCATCTGTAATTAAATCAATGTTGCTATAAAGTTCGTGGGGAACTCCAATAATACTATCTTCATGATCATAGACTCTAACTGTACTAAACTTATGCGCTTTAATCGTTAAATGATAATTTGGATTATTCCCAAATAGTTTTATGAAGGTATTTACTACTAGTTGCCCGTCTTTTCTAGGGGAAGGCTCTCCAACATGCAAAAATTTTAATGGTTCTCCTTCTTTAACAAATCTTTTCTTTGGAACCCAAATGCTTTCAATCCCATGTGGATAAACATATATTGGTTTAGTTATTCCATTGTCTTTAAATACTTTAGCGCACCAATCTGATGTTGTCCAAACTTCGTCACATTCATTAAAACGTTCTACCCAGTCAGGATTCATTTCTGTAGATTCCCAGGGAGTATATGAAACTTGATATTGTTTTCTGTGTAATTTAAAATGTTGTGGCTGAGTAAAACTTAATTGAATATCAGCTTTAGGATCAGCAAATGTTACGTAGTGTCCTAGTTTATTTAAAGATTTAACTATATTTTTTCCTGCATAGCCGTAGCCAACTGCGGGATTAAGCCCCGACTGAATAGTATAATAAGATATATTCATGTTTTCTTTCTGGTTGACTGGCTTGACAGGCTTATCCTATCAATGTTATGATTGTAGTTCGTTATCTCTAGAGGAGGAAATGCCAATGGAGAAAATAAAACAACAGGTGAGTGATCTGGCTCATAACATAGTTACAATAGTAATGATAACATTATTTTTGTTTCCTGTACAGCCAGTGCAAGCCTTAGAAGTAAAACCTTTAGTGAAAACTGAAGCCCAATTAAAGCAAGAAGTCTTAGATAGTTTTAGTAAAGAGATTTACAAGCCATCTGAGATGCTTACAGACGAAGAGTTAGTTTTACTACTTGAGACTGTAGGATTCGAAGGATCAGGCCTTCAAAAAGCTTGGTCAATAGCAAAGCGTGAATCTAATGGAAGACCGCTTGCATATAACGGGGATAAGAAAACTGGAGATAGTTCCTATGGAATATTCCAGATAAACATGATCGGAAATCTTGGTCCTGCAAGACTTGAGAAATTCGACCTAAAGAGTAACAAAGAGTTATTCGACCCAGTAACTAACGCAGAGATAACGTACTACATGACTAATGGCGGTTTAGATTGGTCAAGCTGGAAGGGTATGACCCCGAAGGCCAAGGAATGGCTTTTGCAATTCCCAACTAATGTAAAGAAGTAGGAAGTAATGCAGATACAATACGTATCTAAGTACATAGCCTTATCACAAGAGGGCCTTGTTCCAAGACTTGAATGTCCGATGGATCAGGGTCCTCTTTTCCCTAATCAAAACGGGGAGGATAGAGTCTTTGTTTATTGTCTATCTTGCCAATATAAGAAAATCCTTGGAACAAAAGATTACGATGATATCGTGAAAGCGGTGGACAATGTCAAATGAATGTAAAAGCGGGCAATGCGCCTGCGAGCAAGAAGAAAACTTCTTTCATGTTAAAGTGATTCCGCAAAATAGTGCAAAATTAAGTGCGGCGGAAGAAGAGACCTTTTCTTCATATGAGTTTGAATCAAATGCCCTATCTGAGAAAGACGCTATGGGAAGAGAAATATTTTGGGAAGATATGGGGAGGCCATAATGGAAGAAAAAGAACCTCAATCAATAGAAGATAACTTACCTATGGTGAACTATATAATGCTTCACCGTATTTACGACATGCTAACAATTATGGCAAACAAAGCAGATCCTGAAAAGACAGCTAAAATGATTGAATACCATGAACAAGGATTTCTTCTTGGGCCTGCGCCATCATTTGCTCCATCTGAAGATCCTGTTGACTAGAATGCTTGACATATAAAATATTCCATATTACAATTAAGATGTGTAGGTGATGGCGGCAACGTCTCCCTATATAATGTGTAGCAATACACTAGAAAAGCCCAATCGGATCCGCCTCTGATTGGGATTTTTTCTTTTATATAGATAGTATATGGACAATACGGACATATAGTGCATATAGTGCGAAAAAAGTGCTTCGGCGAAAGAAGAGCCATACTAGCACATACAACAATTTGTAGAATATACCTTATAAGCCCTCTACGGGGGTTCTAAAGCCCTGAAGGGCCATATTTGGTATCTCCGATAAGAAAGGCCCTTAAAAGGGCGGGAGATAAAAAGCTGTGAATTTTATATAGTAATAATCACCAATAAATAATATGCGCCAAGGATGATTATTAATGACCATAGGAATGATTTAGAACTGTTCAAGGTCTATATCTTCATTTAGGTCAAAATCAAAGAAATCTTCTTGCTGTCCCGCCCAATTTAAAAATTTAGACAAAGCTACACCTGACAGGATTGCTGTCGCAATTAGCATTATAAAAGCTGAGATTTTTTTCATTTGATATCATCCCAAAATGCTATTAATAGAACCAATATAGGTCCAAATATTACTGTTGCTTGAATCCAATTCATTTAGATTCCTTAGATTTCATGATCATTGCATATTCCATGCCATGTGCCATGCAGTATCCAATAGATGAATCATCTTTTCTTGTTGCAAATACTGGCAATCTGCATGTTGGCGTATTGCATTTCATATCTTTTAAATTATTCATATTAATATTATACCATAATCCTAGTCAACTAGCTTTTATTCCATGTTTTCTCATATGAGTTCTTACTCTATGGCAATTAGAACATACTATCTCACACTTAGCTATTTCTTCATCCAGGCGTTTCTTAGATAGGGTATTTATTAGTTCCGCCACATTTGCTTGCTTCCGCCCACGAACATGATCAAAATCCATCATATAATACGGATAGGATATTTTACAATCCATACATGGGTTTTTTTCTTTTAAGTCTTTTAAATAACGTGCCA